TGAAAGATGACGACGTAATCAACAGTATCAATAAACTCAAACAATTTGAGAGTGCTGTTATTGCAGCGTTACTTGAGGATTTACAGCAGGAAGTACGTTACATCACAGTCCCCTCACTTATACTTCCTCTGTTCAAAAACTCCGTGAGGAACGTCATCAGAAATATGATAGTTATTTCTGACGCAGTTTATGCGCAAGTCATGAGCAAAATAAGTAAAGATGTCGACGACAGCGAGAAATTAATGGAAGACCTAAAGCTTATACAGCACTACCTCGATATAGTAAACAGTTTCTACCTCGCAGTTGATAACATAAGCATAGTGATAGTAAATCTCTTAAACACGAACTTACCCGCTGACAAGGCACCACGTTTAATTAACGAAATATTGACAGGGTATGACATATGGAAACAACACTGATACTAACGGCAGGCGGAGTAGCTGCTACAGCAACTGCAGCCGCTCTGCTTTTAAGGAGAAAGAAAACTAAACCTGTCTATACTGTAAAAAATGTAGTATGGTGGATCGATAAACATATCTCTCCTAAAATGCTCACTGCGACAAAACCTAGAGTTGTTGACAAGGTATATGGGCAGTACGCGTACCTTACTTCACCTATCCATGACATTAATTTAAAGATAGACAAGTTAATGAAGAGGACGAAGACTTCAAAACTCGACGACGACTTCTTGTCTAGACTTTCCTATGCGTTCGTTGCGAAACAGTTCATAGGCAGGCCGTTCCTTTTCTTCGGCATTATAAGAAATAAGTATTTACCGCTGAAAAGAGTGGAAAGGAAGACGATACTGCAGGAGTTTGATACTCCGTCTTTAGAGTCAAGCTACATCGACCTTGACGTAGCTATAACAAAACCCCTTTTCATCCCACCTCTGTACTTCTTCGTAAAAGTCACAGATAACCTAAGCTATTTCATTCTTCTCATAAATAGGAATGCGGTGAGACTGTTTGAGCCTGCAGCAGTATCAACAACATAGGCGTAGCTACGTAGAAGAGATATTGATACAGCTACTAACTGCGAAGCTCAGCGGTGAACGGAACGACGACCAAATATGGGAGTTCTTGAAGGGAGAGCTGCTTGACCTCCACCTAAGGTACGGTAAAGATGTGGACGATAAATTTGTGAAATACGTCACTAAGGCACTTGCAATACTGCTATCTGACATTAACGATTATACGATCCCGCTCTTTAACGTCTGGAATGCGAAGGAGAAATTGATAATTGCTCTCAAGGATAGTAAAACGTTAATGAATAGAATAAAAAGTAAATATATAAGGACGGATGAGCAGGAGAGAGAAGTGTTGAATATTGTGAATAATGTGCTGATAAGTTCTGCAAAAAGTGTGCTGAAGGATTACAAGGTGATATGGGATGAATCGGTATGACCCGCGAATAACCCAATTACGTTTCTTCGCATCTTTTTCCGTCGCTTTATACCATCTGTGGACTCTTCAATTAGTCCCCCTTGTGTTTTTTCCGCCCTGGTTGGTTAGGAGTTCCCCTATTCTTCGAGTTGTCGATTTTTCTGCTCCTTAACAGACTCGACGAAAATCCTTCGCTCCCTCGTTACTTTAAAAGGAGGGTTAGGAGGATATGGCCACTTTATTTCCTCGCCGTCGTCGTAGTATTCTTAGCCGACAGATACGTGCTCCACATGGACGTAACATATTACGACTTGATACTCCATTTTGCGTTCGTTTCCTTCGTCCTTGCACCGTTTTCCTTTCAATATCTCTTCTGGTCTCTCCAGCTGGAGGAATGGATTTACTTAGCTATCCCCTTCATCCATCGAATGAACGATAAAGCAAAGTTTCACGTCGCAACATCACTAATTGTCATAACGTTAATATATAGTGCGTTTATAGTCCTCCTCCCCTACAACGAGTTCCACTTACTTTACTTTATGCCTCCCTTCTGGTTAGGAGCATACGGGTGGGGGATATTCGCCTACCTTTTGCGGAAGAAGGGCTATAGATCGGGAAATATACCTTATATTATATTAGGATTACTGCTTACACAATACATTTATACGACATTAAATACACACGACGAGATAACTTATGAATTCTTTACGCGGTTTCTGATTTACAACTTGGCGTTACCAGCTTTCGCCCTCCTTATCTTGAACCCACCTAAAGTCCTTAGTCGTGTAACAGTCTTCTTAGGCGAGGTGAGTTATGGGATCTATCTGTGGACTTTACTCTTCCAAGAACTTTTGGGGGTAGCGGGAGTACTTTACGGTATCTTAGCTGCCATCGCAACGGAGTTCCCGCTGAGAAGAAAAGAAATAATAAAAAGGATGAAAGAGACCACAATCCTCACCCTTCAAGGTGAGGAGGAAGGCAGGAAAATGAGAAAAATAGGGAATAAAAAAGATACATGATTAACCAGTTTCCTGACTACTAGTTTCGTTGCTTACGGTGCTTAACTGGTTCATTAACTCCTTTGCCCTTTCTCTAAAAACTATTAGCATTTCTGGCTGATAGCGGCGAAATAAATCCAAATCTTGCAGTGGTAGCAAGGAAACTAGATATTCGGTTAGCTCGTTGTCATTCATTTCCAAACAGTTACCCCAATATGCCCTTATACATTGGTCTGCTAACTCCTTTATTTCATTTGTTAGCTCCTCCTTTCTTTCTAATACATCTGGTTTCAATGTTGATAGTCCTAATACTGTTGTGTTATTCTGAGTAACCCTTTCGTACTCCTTTCTAATAAGATAGCGTAACATTTCGTTCACACCCATGCTATATCTCTCGCATAGTTCCATTAACATCCTGTTCTCTTCGTCGTTTAATCTGAGTAGTTTCTTATTCTCCCTTCTCCTCCTCATGTTCCCTCACTTTATATTATGCATAATGCTATATTTAAACGTTACGATTATGCTAAGCAAAAAGTTTAAGCTTTAGTATCTCTGTTTTTTATTTTTTAGTTTTCTTTCCGTGTTATCTCTTATGGGTATAATAGAGGCTTACAAAGCGCTGAAGGACATAAAATATAGGGTTTCAACTAATAATAAACCACTTCAAATACTCGAGGCAAAAGAAAACCACGTCATGATATGCAAAGGAGACACGTGCTTTGAGATATCTGAACCTGAAATACGTAATAATCGATACTTAGTACCAATCATAAAATGGCGTGGTAACGGCAGTAAGTTCAAAAGTATGGAAAAGAAGTACATATCACTTGTAGACTTAAATTACTACACAAACACAACTTCTTTCAAGGACTTCATAGACAGAGTGAAAAAAATTAAAGAAGTTGAGGAGGATCAAGCTAGGCTATCAAGGTTATTCGACTACTTAAATCTAATGTTTATTTGATCAAGGGATGAATCCTTTTCATGTTGAATGATCGGTAAACTCCCCAGTTTACCGAACTAAAAGCTAAAGATCACGCAGATCTTAACACGGTTTTATTTTCATACTGGTGAAACCAAAAAAGGGCCGAGAAAAGTAGGGAAAGGTTCGAGATGCTATTATATAGCAAAAGTGCGAGGTAAGGAAAAAAGGGTGACGTTAAGTCGAACTGAGCCTAGCAGTTCATGGTAGGGAGCTGGCTAAGCACCATATGTCTGCTGTCTCCAGTACCAGTAGTATGTTAACGAGATTACAACGATACCGAGAGCAATTAGTACGGCGACGGCGTATTGGTTTGAAAGCACTGCCAGAATGTAACTATAAACCACATAAAGATCTTGATAAATAGCTAAAGTCCATGCAACTTGGGGAGACGGTGCAGAAGAAACCATGTCTTTTGTAGGATTAAGTATAAACGATATACCTTGCAGTATCGAGGAGAAGATGAAAATCACAAATAAGGCCATTACTATTATTGACACAATTGAGATTTGTTCCTGTTGTTGAGCCATAAAAAAGAATCTGTACGCACACTAATAAATAAAAACACGTTCTCCTTCCTTTAGTTCGCGTAAATATCTCCTCGCCTTCTCCCTAGCTAATTCGTCCGTTGATATCCTTATGAGGAAAGCTAACCTAGCCTTTGCTAGGTCGTCGGTCATTTCGATAATGTTGCATTCATGGTCATACGTATAGCCCCTCCTAAGATCCCTCATTATCATGTCTGGTATTTCCCAGTCATGAGTAATTAATATACCTTCTCTTCGATAATAGCAGCTATTCCTCCCTTTGTAAATGTTCATAAGAAAAAGTAGGGAGAAAAGCTAAAAAATAAAATTTAGCTTAGAACATGCTTAGCTTAGAACATGTCTGTGGATCTCATCAAGTACCTTATGACGAATATCAATGCGACTATTATCAACACTACTACGAGGATCTGGAATATAGACCCTAAAGTTGGCGCTATCGGTGAGACGTAGTTGTAATTGGCAGGGATTTTAACAGCAGTGTTGTTGAAGACGTTAAGGATGTAAAGGCCGACACCACTGACGATAGATACTGTTACTGCACCAACTACTAAAACTACGATGGCAATTATGATATACTTAAACTTGTCCTTGTAGTTCTCATCATCGTCGGCCATCATTATCGGTAACCTAGTACCCATGACTGCGCTACTTAGACTAATGAACATCGTCCTTATCGCCATTATTACGTTGAGCAGTAGATTTATTAATAATATTCTTGCTACTGGGTTTAGTTGAGTGGATCTCATTGTAATAAAGGTCAACATAAAGGTTTAAAAATATACTAAAACGATTATATACTTAGTGCAATTGTATTCTTGTTGAATAACATCCTTTGCTTATGTACAGTGAAATACTTATTGACTTTTTCCATTGCTTGTGTGCAATAACGCATTTATCGAACGTATTGATTGCTTATGTGCATGACAGGCATTATTGAGATCTGTTCTTGCTTATGTGCACGAAACAGTTTATTAAGACACCTTCTTGCTCGTGTGCAATTACTAACTTATTTATTAAGATTTTTTGCTCATGTGCATTAATAAATTTATCAGGGTGCAATAGGCTTCTTGTTGAAAATCGCCTCTTGCTCATGTACAGTTTCCTTAATTATTATTTTTGCTCATGTGCATTTTTAACCCTAGTGAATATATTTCTTGCTTGTGTGCACACCTTTTGTTATTAATGCTTTATTTTGCTCATGTGCATTGCTACTTTTAGTGAAGAAATTTCTTGCTAATGTGCAATGTATTATTTATTGAAATCGTTGATTGCTTGTGTGCAATGACGGTATTATTGAATGGAGTTGTTGCTTGTGTGCAGGTACGGTTTTATTGAAGATAATATTTGCTGGTGTGCAGGTAGCCCTTTACTGAATTGTTCATTTGCTGGTGTGCAATCGAATTGTTGTTGAATGTAGTTTTTGCTAGCGTGCAGAGGATAAATTATTGATTTCCTTGTTTGCTAATGTGCAAAGATTTCGTGATTGAATAGTAGCCTTGCTAGTGTGCATATGGGATCTTATTAAATGGTAGTATTGCTCATGTGCAATTATCCGTTTATTGAATATATTCGGTTGCTGGCGTGCAAAAACATAATTATTGAGTGAATTTCTTGCTTATGTGCAGGTCTTCACTTATTGATATTTTATCTTGCTTGTGTGCAACCACGTGTTTATTGAAAAGATTTTTTGCTAGTGTGCAATTATTATATTTCGTGGGTTTATAGGCTGGTATATAGTCTTCTAGTTATTAATTTTTCGCTTCTGTGCATACTCCCTTTTATTGAGAAGTATCCTTGCTAGTGTGCATATGTATAATTATTGAACTAGTTGATTGCTTATGTGCAAAATGCCGTTTATTGACTATCTCTCTTGCTTGTGTGCAACATCACAATTATCGAATTGCTTTCTTGCTAGTGTGCATAATGCCCTTTATTGAATTGATCCATTGCTAGTGTGCAAATTATTGATTATTAAATATATCCCCTGCTTGGGTGCACGTATTTGTTCTTGTGCACCATTTCTTCTTATTGAGTAACACTTTTGCTTGTGTGCAGACTATATTTTATTTGGAGAGATTAATTGCTCGTGTGCAGTGTCCCACTTATTGAAATAGGATATTGCTCGTGTGCATATTACCTATTATTGAATTGAACACTTGCTGGTGTGCAATAGCTAAATTATTGAATCGCTTTATTGCTAGTGTGCATTTTAAATTTTATTGAACTTTTTTCTTGCTCATGTGCAATAGAGAGATTATTGGATCACCACTTTTGCTGCTGTGCAGATCTTGCTAGTGTGCAGTAGGGCGATTATTGAGCTGACAGATTGCTAGTGTTGTGCAAGAAAGACATTGTTGAATTGCTATATTGCTAGTGTGCAGTGCGGAGTTTATTGAATATTTTTCTTGCTAGTGTGCAGAATATACATTATTGACCATTTTTGTTGCTTATGTGCAGTCTACATATTATTGAGAGCTTTTCTTGCTGATGTGCAAAAATTGCTTTATTGAAATGATATCTTGCTTATATGCAAGATTTCAATTATTGAATGCCTTGTTTGCTTGTGTGCATCCAACTTTTTATTGACGATATTTGTTGCTTATGTGCACTGCTCATTTTATTGAAGTGATTTTTTGCTAGTGTGCAATTGCATAATTATTGATTTCCTTTCTTGCTGGTGTGTATCAGCCTAATTATTGAATCCTTAGATTGCTGGTGTGCAGAGAACCGCTTATTGACCATTTTTTTTTTTTTGCTTATGTGCATTTCGATCATTAGGGAAGTAAAGGCTTGCTAGTGTGCATCAGCGGGTTGTCCATGTGCAATTATCATTTTATCGAACTTATTCCTTACTAATATGCAATTACGCAATAAAATAATAAATAGTTTACTGTATGACTTTCTTCTTCTTAAGCCACGTTATCACCTCGTTCTTATCAATCCCTAACTCCTCCACGACTTTCTCAAATTTTGCCTTATATTTGTCGCTCTTTATGTCAACGTAGTAGTCAGTTATTGGCGCCTCTATGAAGTCTTCGTGCTCCTTAAGTATTTTGTACTCCTTCCCTAGCACCACCTCATAGGCCTTATGTAATGGCACCCCCTCACGATAATACAATGATATGGCGAAGAGCTGAGATATCAGTAAGGATATTGCTTTCCTAGTCGCCGTACGCTGTACTCTGAGCTTTGGCCAGTCAGGGTGCTTGGCTGCTACATCCTCCTTAAAACTCTTTATAATTTTTGAATAAACACCGCCCGCCATCATTAGGTTGTTGGCTAGGATTCCTAACAAGAACGTCTTCACCTCTCTGTTGTATGGAACGTTTTTGGCTGCAGTACCTATGAGCTTGGTTCCATCAACGGGACATAGCCATCCTTCCTTCGACGGGGTCGCAGGTTTACCGTTGCTGGACTTGCCTGCGTAATACCAGTAACCGCACTTCGGGCACTGGAACATAACCGCAAGTCCTGCATAGCTCCTGAACTTATTAGCATTGTACCCGAATTGTGGCGGAAATGCATAAACTATGAGCCTTGCAGCATTAGCTGGTCCTATACCCCTAATAAATGCTAGGAAGTTCGTAAATTCTGGGAATTGTGTTATGACACCAGCGAGGAGCCCCTCCACTGTCTCTTGTTGTTTTAGTAAGTCGTAAAAACGTTGAATAAGTTCATTGGACGGTGTTTCCTCGACAACTTGCACTGGCTCACCGCATAGTGGGCACCTGTCCCTTTTCTCGTCCTCCTTCAGTAGAACCGCGTGTTTATTCTTACAAATAGTATACCTCTTTAGGAATACCCAACCGCTTCCGTTTTTCTTCGCTCCTATTCTATTTCCTAGGGAAACACGCAATTTTACAACGTCATCCCTGAACCTTACTAGATCCTTCAAATAGACTAGGTTCTTTTCACTCATGTTTTTCCTCACCCCTCCTAAAAGTTATAGTCTTTTTCTCCAAATCAAGATACGGAATGAATTCCTTTAAAAAAACAGCTACCTTGGCTGGAACTACGATATAATATACCTGCACTTCTTTCCCATTTTGTTTCTTCACGGTTTTTACGTACCATTTTAACTCGAGTTCCATAATATATAATTCAAACACTTGTTTAAAAAGTTTTCTCACCTATTTGCCAATCGTAATAATAACTTATGTAACAACATTACTATTATTAACGACAGCATGGCAGCGATCAAAAACGACATAACATAGTATACCGATATATCGTTTTCTGACGGGACAACGACTACGTTATAATAACCTGGTTGTACGGTTGTGGTGTTCACATACACGCTCCCGTTTACTTCCAACACTCCCCCTCCCTCTATGCTCAGCGTCGAATAAGGGCCTGAAGGGTAATAATAGTACTTCCCAGACGGTGTAAAGTTATACATGCCAGGCTGGAAGTACATGTTAAAAGTGTAGTAAGTCCTGGCTATAAGCGTAGTTAGCGCTGAGGCTATGGCGAGAGTTGAGAAAACGAAGACGATCGCGTAAAACACGATCTCCTTCATCTTGTGGCACCCCGCCAGTAAGGACAAGGTAGTCTACTTCACTACAGCAAAAGTAAACGAGGAGGACTCTATATTTTCCCCTAATATTACAATATCCCTTTCCTCCCCAAGAGCATACACTCTTATCACGTTTTCATCGAAGACCACCTTTTTGACCTCCCTCGACGGGGGGAAGGGTAAAGCGTAAAAGAACGGCATAGTCCCCGCGTTCACCAGCAATAATGCGTATAGGTAGTCTTCGTACGGAGTCCTATTGTCTCGGTGGAGGAGCATTGAAAGGTCATTATTGCTGTCGAAGTAGTCGGGGATTTTGATTTTGATCTTCGGCACTTCGATGTCCTTCTTCTTTTTAATGTCCTGTAAGTAAACGAACGGCCTTGTTGTCTCTTCAACGACATACGTGTATTTGAAGTATTCATCTTCAATTTCGACAACGTTATCGGTAACCCTTGAGGACAGTGGGGTGGAGAATGTTGCCCTAAAACGGAATGATGGGGAATCGTAAAACTCCCGGATCGCAGACAAAGCAAAAAATGTATCAATTGGTCTGTACTCTGTTTTTTTCAGTAGTTTGAGGTAATCTGAGACCGTATTTACTTTTACGTTATACATAACTTCCAAGTAGGACAGAATAGTACCCATAAATTTAGGACAGATTGTGATAAGAAAAACCTAGAGCTAACTTTTCCTCACCCTTCATGGCGAGATTTGTCACTTAATATATTTTAATACGACACGCTCATCATGCAGCAACACTACCTGTGTGTGTGTGTGGGTTTTGAGATGATATAACGCGTGCGGAAACTTTGCATGCATCATTCTCTTCATAAAGACCATTATTAAAACGTTCTGTTGGTATAATAAGTGAAACCAACTAGTCGTTGTGTCAAATGGTAAATATAATAGAATTTCACTATGAAGGATTTTATGACTCGTTATAGCTCTTAATATGAAGGGTTTTTTGTTTGAGAATGGCGGGTTGCAGTAAGAGTGGTCTGGCCATAGTTTTACTGCTGCATTAAATTTTGTTTTATCTAGGCAAACGTCTGTGAACTTTAGTTCTTGTGTTATAATATCATAAAGGGTTTTAGGCGTTGGTTTATTGTCATGAACCCCTTTCGGTGGAAATTTAATTGTCATTGGGACACCTCAGTACCTCTTGTTTTTAAATCTTCTTTTACTGTTTTTCTAAAAATAGCTAACATATATGTTTCATAATATCTAAAAATATTTAAATACTCTAATGGTAATAACGGCGTTATATATGCTATTAATTCATAGTCGTTTAGCTCTAGAACTTCTTCACCATATCGTTTTGCAAATTCATGAGCTATTTCGATTATTTTTTGTTCAACTTCTTGTCTTGTCATTTTAATTCACGTTTTCGAAATATTACAAATTTAAAAATTTTCTACTTTTTTCCCGTTTATTTCGTTAATTAATATCATATGATCACCTCAAGCTTTCTTAACAAGGTTGGTTCTCCTAGCTCATGGCCGCACCTCGGACATTTTCCGCCGAACATTGACTTTATTTCTGATGGAGCTCTTACACCATAATAGTCCTGCCCTACCTTTTCAAACCTATACAACTCATATCCGCAGCTTTTACATACGTACCTTATAGGCCCTAAAACCTCTACTATTTCCTTATATCTGTGCCTTATGATCGTTTCAGAAATATTCAGTGCTTTTGCTACTTCTTTTTGTGATTTCCTATTGTCCATTAGTATAGCCACCACATACACCGCAGCAGCGCTTAACGTTAAGTAATTGCCGCTAATTAGCCCATTCTTATACATGTAGTCTATCAGCTCTGCAGCTTTTGTCCCTATAATCGGCGGTAGGTTTAATTTGTCAACTATTTTAGGGATATATTTGGTCGGTATTATTGTAGGCCTGAATTCTGGGATAACTGTTTTTATCCTCTTCGTGGCCTGCCAGAACTCGCTTATGGAAACATCAAACTTTGCCTTAAATTCCTGCAAAGATATAGGCACATTATTCATTTGGCACGAATAGTATAATACTGCGGCAATTAGCGCATTTAAACTTATCCTCCTTTCTAACCCATTCTCAATTAGCCTTCTTAGTATAAGTGCGGCAGTTTCTTTCACATGTTTTGGTAGATCTAGTTTTGATGCTTCTCTGTTAAGCCTTGAAAGGTATGTCACTAATTTTTTCTCCCTAGTAGATGAGATCCTACTCCAGTTATGTAACCTTTGCATTTTCATTAGCTTTATCCTATCTTTTACCTTAGCATATCTTCCTATCGTGGTTGAAAGGCCTTCATCGTGGATTTTTAGGGTCAGTGGGGATCCAGTCCTTTCCCGCTCTAAGACGTCCTCATGATTATATACTCTCCATTCTGGTCCTAGGTCTACAACTCTGTCCTCTATAACTTCCCCTGTCTCTGTGTCAACGTACTCTCCTCTTTCAGGGTCAAAGATTATCATGCCCTCACCCCTTCCTCGCCCTCTCGTGGAACTAACACGTCATAGTATTCGACGTCGTGGGGTCTTACGAATCTTATAATGAAATTTTTCTTCATTTTTTTCACGTACTCTGGATCGTGAATACAATAATCTCTGTACATATCAGGGTCGTTGAAACAGCGTATGCTCTCTACTTCCCATTTGAAATGTTTACATTCGCCGAGTGAAAAGTCTCTTTTTCTTGGGTACGTTTCACTTTCCGCCAAAAGAACATTACACTCTTTGCACCAGATGCCCTCAACACCAATATCGTCCCACTTGACTTCTAACACTTTACTCCATTTGGGATCAATAATTACCATGCCCTCACCCCTTAAACTCCTTAGTTTTACGTAATTCGCGTAAAACTGACTTTAGGTGTCTAGTTTGAGCGTTATAGTCTTTGATCTGTATCGCAATCTCAATCGCCCTCATTAGTATATCGTTTTGTTTCTTGAGCTTCATGTTTTCTTCTTCAAGCTTCTTAATCTTGTTCTGTAACATGGTTATAGTGTCTATGGCTTTAGCGTATTGTTGTTCTAATTCCTGATTTCTCCTTATTATCTCACTAACCGTCATTTTCAACACCCTCTTTGGAGATCTTTTCTATCAAAACTAGCACTTTTTTCTTAATCGTAACGCAGTTCATATAGTCAGCGTCTTCGTAGATATTCTCTAAAAGCGTTAACAGAGTGCTCTTCTTCATATCTCCTGTACCCTCATTTCGTTGTTTTTGTAATTCTCTTCAACGAAATTTTTCTTAATTTTCTTCATGGACAAGTACGATTTGATAGCTTCTCTGATTACCTCACTTCTCACTTGTTTAGTATTTATGCAGTATAGGTCTAGTTGCTGTAACAATTCCTCCTCTAATTTAAATGTCACAACTCTCATCTTCTTCACCTCATGGTAATTCTTATTCGTCTTCCTCACCTTTTTGCGGTAAACTCCCCAGTTTACCGTCAAATTCTGATACCATTTGCCTCAAACTTAAATCTCTTTTCTCTTCAATTAATTGTAACTGTTTTGCGTAATAATGTAATCTTGTCCCGACTTCTGCTTCATCATACTCCATTTTGTTATGTAAGTAGAATTCTAAATTCTCTATAATCTCTTTCAATTCCTTGTAAATTCTTATTGCCGTCCTATCAATCCTAGTTAATCTCTGAGCCTTATAGGCTAGAGCATACGCTTTCTCTAAGTGCTGTTGCAAAGTAGTTTCAGCCATTCCTCCTCACCTCCTTAATTTCCATTAAATTCTTTCTGTAAACATTGTATAACTCATTTACATGATGACATAAGAAGCCGTGGGCTCCAGCTTCACATGAGCAGGAGAAGCGGATCCAGCCATTATCAATAATAATCTCTGTGTGGTGGTATGTAGTCGGCCTAGAGCTACTAGCTACGTCTCCGCTTACCCTAATTATTCCATGCTCGTCCTCTTCAATAAGGATTATTTTGACTTTCTTATCGGGTGATATGTATACGTAATTAGCAGTAGTGCTCATTCTCCCACCTCAACCTTCACGAATTTTATTTTCCCTTGATCTAGGAATTGCTTTATCTCATCCTCTTTTAGTACACGACCTTCCTCTAGCCTTATAGTTAGAATTAGTGCTATTATTATATCCCCTGCATTTGCAACTATACTTATTCTATTCTCTTTCAGCTGCGTAGAACACATCGTATTTATTAAGTCAACAGTAGCCTTATGGCCAACAGCATTAACCAGATCCTCAGCATTCTTTATTGTTTCACAGAATTCCTTCTCATCGGTCTCTTCGAATTTTGCTGTAACCTGTCTATGTTTCTGTAACTTCAGCATGCTAGGACTGAAAGAATTAGTTAAGAAGACAGTCATTCCTCCTCAGCCTCCTCTTCTTGAGACTGTAGGATCTTTATCGCTATCAGAACACTCTCAGCCTCCTCCTTAGCCTTCTGTATCACCCACTTCCTTGCTCGAGGGTTGGCTAAAACTACAGCCAGTATGGTATCATTCGCTAGGTGGATCTTACCGTTTATGGCTTTATGGACTGCAGTCCTGCTCAGCAACTCTTTCAGATCTTCAGAAAACTCCTCTGCGAATTCTTTTCTTGCTTCTTTAGATAAAGACTCTACTATTTTTGATAAAAAAGACAAAAGAAGATCTTCCTCCCCATCAACTGGGGAGTTTCCCGAAGCCACAACTGAGCCCATATTTCCACTCTCCAATGTTTAAAGAGTATTACTTATTTATAAACTTTTCTACCCTCTCAAAGGGATATTTCATTTTCAGCTTACTCCGTCCGCTTTAAATAGTAATAAAGATAGTAATATATTATGGGATCAGTTATGGAGAATGATATATATTTACAAGGATTCCTAGACTCCCTCGAATTAGCTATCCGTAAAGTGTCAACTGCAAACTCGAAAGAAGAAGCACTAAAACTATTACTAGCTATGAAGGAAAATATCGAATCAAGAAAGATAGCTAGGCTTGAACGTATGTTAGACGAGCTTAAGACATTGTGAGCTACCCCTCCTTGAAGGGCGAGGCTTTACGCCCCCCTTATATTTAAATACCTCTTTGCAAAAATCTCTTAGTGACGCTAATGACGCTCCTCCCCAGCTCGATTGAGGGCTTAATGGGACTGTGGGAGGAGCAAGCAGTGACGCCTCTTTCCTTTAAGGGACTAGAGCTCGGCAATGAAAGTCCCCCTTTCAAGTGGGAGTGGTTCTCTGAGCCACTCGACTGCCCGCCAAATGAGGGATGTAAACCCGAACCGATGGTGGGAACGATGAACCCTCTGGAAGGGAACCCTCGACCCTTCCAGGGCGGGGAGGAAGTCAGTTCTTAGGGTATTACGCTTTATACTAACAAAAGAATTTTTATTTAGAATTCTCAAACTCTTAGAGAGTGTGAAAACAATGAAGAAAGAAAAGGTTACTATACTTACGAACGAGATAAAGGTACTCTGCCTACTATATAATGAGAAATTAACAAGGGCGGAAATATCACAAAGGACAGGGTTAGATTATTCAAGTATAAGCTACATCACATTGAGGCTAGAATCACTAGGTCTCATTAGGATAGTAGGAACCAAGCATGTAAAGAGAGGACCTTTAGAGGATGTATACGAAATCACTGAGAAGGGTATCCAGGAGATAAAACAGGAACTTGACAGAGTGTGGAATTATATGGAAACTTTACTACGAATAAAAGAAACCGCTACAGTTCCAGTAACAGGGTAAAAAGAAAACGAAGGGGGCGAAGCTCAATGAAACTATTATCTTCGATCCTTATAAGCTTTACGCTTGTTTTAGTCCTCTTCTTTATCATGCTACAAGTAGAATTCTCGATTGAAAGAATAGACGATAAACTAGGGGGTTTACCATGATTGTCGGTATCGGGAAAGGTCCTTTGGCAGACTTTGTTAACAAAAACTTCAGATGTGAGTATATTTACGCGTATCCTAAGTTCTTCGACAATAAAGTCCTATTGCTAGAGAAGAGAGACAGAGCATATATTCATTATATTAAATTATTAATAAGGAATATGTACAGAGTAAAGATAGCGTTATGGCCAGATTATATCTCATATAAAGTTGCAGCAAAGATAGCTAACCTAGATCTGTTACGTAATATAAGCTTCATAGTCCCTATTCACAGTCTTAGTGATGTTGAAATAGGAGAAGAGTTAGAGGCCCAAGGTTTCAGGGTATTCTATGGGTATGCATCTGATAATAAGTACCGGGACTATGAAATCGATGAGTTTTTAAGAGAGGCTAAGGGGCCTCTGTGGTACCTCGGCGTTAGTACGAAGAAAGAGCTAAAAGAATTACTACTCTACAGCTTTGACGGCTTTGACGTCACAGGGTACCTCTTCGGCAGAAATGAGAATAGGAAGGATCACAAGGTACTTAAGAAAAACGTAGAAGAGCTACTTAGGACTGTATCTAAGCCTCATGGTAAACAAACGTCATTGTATGATTTTTCTAGAATACAAGATGATAAACTGGGGAGTTTACCATGATCCACGTGAAATGGGGGTGAAAAGATAATGTTGAGGCCTACCCTTACACAATTGTTAGATGTGTACTTCCAAACTGAGAATGAAGAGGAAAAAATAAACTTAATCAAAGATATTGCAATAACGCTGAAGTATGATATAGTCGCAGCTCTGAGTAATGCAGGGGACGATGTAAAACTCAAGGACGTCGTTACAGATACTAAACGTAAACTAATCCTCATTAAGTTTTACCTTACAAACCAATACCTAGCTGCTAAGGATTTCGTCATAGCTATTAAATTCTCTACACAAAAAAGCAAACCATTGGTTCCAGCGCAGATAGAGAAATACGTAAGAAAAATCAAGGGCTGGATAGCTGCAAAACTTTACAGGAAACAATACCCCTACGACCTAACATACATTATTATAGGACCTAAATTCACAAAAGGAGTTTATACTATGAGGAGAGAAATAGAGGACGGAAAGTATTTCTACATAGCCACTCCTGATACGCTCATAGAAGTGATTGAGAATTTGGTAGAGTACTTTAAGGCCAGGGCAGTGGCGTTCGCGGAAAGGCTAATGGAAACAAAAAGAAGCCTAGAAAGCAAGGGGATAGAAGGGAGGTTTGATAAAGGTATTGATGCAATAAAACAATTAGTAAAAATATCACATAAAATTAAAGGGATTGTAACGAAGGTAAGGCAGTTAATGGAAAGGGATTATTATGAAATTGCAGCAAAGCTTATAGAGGACGAAAGCTACCTGGATGAGATAGATTCGTTCTTGCGATAACGGACGAACAAACAAATACCTAATTCTATCAATAATTTTTCTCACTCTTGTAATAAAAATTCAAACATCGGTAAACTCCCCAGTTTAATTTCAAAATCTTTCTTCTACTTTATCAAAAATTCTTTACAATAAACTCCTTAACTGTTGAGCAGAATTTCAAAAAGAGTCTGTGGGTTTAAAGTAATTTCAGATTGTTTTCCAATTTTGTAATTTTAATATGAACTGACCCTAGGGAGACGTGAACCTTCAGATTTTCTATTAATACCGTTATTATACTTAATAAATAGGAATAATTAACAAAATACGTACTTTTTTTCAAGTTACTGCTTTAAAATTGAATAAACTCCCCAGTTTACTCATAAGAATTACTAGGAAAGTTGAAAGAACGTGAACTACATAGGAGTGTAAAAAACGCCCATGAATTATGTAACGATATGAGGATCCAGGGTGAAAGCCCTAATGAATCAAAAATTATGCTTATCCTTCCTCCTATCCCTAGTAATATAAGAGTATACTATATAACTCTAGTAATAATGAATGCCTAATGGCTGTTTGTGCCTATCCTGTAGGCCTTCCTAATGGTGTGGTGTGATAGGAAACCCTAGGACTGTGGGGCCCCTAGGCTATAGGATCTAAGTTATGCTTCCCTTATTTTTTTAATAATATAATAAGGGGGTTAATTTCACTGAGTTGTTACTTTTTCAATAAACTCCCCAGTTTACTGAGAAAAATCAACGCAAAGTTAATAAACATGTGTTGTTATATTCAACTTATGAAAAAGATTTCAAAAAACAATTATTATAGCACTGCTATTGATAGTATAGCTAATTCGATGAGTGAAGAGGAATACATAAAGGCCAAGGAGTTCTATAGGTTTCTCGTCGATATAACGAGGTGTAACCACGGTATCTTAAGGATCGATAGGGAGAAACTTATTGACATTACAGCTGCTTACATGAAATGCACGCCCCTGGAAGCCTATAATATACTAACAAAGATGAAGGGTTACGGTTGGATAAAAACCCTAGACAAAGGTTATATTATAGTTGACATAGAAAGGGAGATATGATTTTTATGGAGAGAAAGGAGGGCTTTTTCATTTGATCTCCTTCCTTGAGCAATAAGTATTGGGCCTCTGCTACTTACAAAAGAGGGGGTTAAAGGGGTTGAAAGCCCCTACCCTGGAAGAGTGGGATGAAGTCAGATCTGCTAGGTTAAGAGAACAAATGGAATCCTTACTTGTTTCCTAATCAGTTAAACAAAAAGTTTAAATATAATTCAACAAAAGGTATAATAGGGGTCAAAAGATGGCGGGTAACCTCCAAGAGAATTTCCAAAATCAAGAGTTTCCAAGTCTAAAACAAAAAGTCCAAGGATTCATAGAAAGTTTAGGAAATATAGAGTGTAGCGAAGGTAGCTATAATGACGAAGAGTATGGTCTTAACGGTTACTACTACTACTGTGAATCTCAGAGTAAATGGTTTACTCTTATTATAAATGACAGTGGCGTATACATCAGGACACCATTCCATTTTTCAAAATCTGAACAAGTAATATCAAAGCTCTCGAAAGTATTTAATATAAACCTCAATAAACTAAGATTTTCACAACTAGGTTTCTTCCGTTTATTTAAGCTAGAACCTTTACCTGACGAAATAATTAACCTTAACTTAACTACTGATGATGATGAAATAGACCTTTCTACTACTACAAACAACAGAATTTTAATAGATGTCATGGATAAGATTTCCCTCTTATACGACAAAGGAACAAAGAAATTCATCATTTTAAGTATAAAGAACTGGGAAACATACGAAAAAATTAGAGATTTTATAGACCATGACGTTAGAGAAATACTTGATAAATTATTATCATCAAAACCAGAATTTATCGTAAGAACGGCTTATGGTGAAGAACTAGGATTAGAAGGGAAAAGGAAGGAAATCACGTTGAAGTTATTAAGTAAGTTAATGCCAATTGTTAATAAAATCAATAAAATAGAGATAAGAATTAATGAAAATGAGAATGAAGTGATCCTAAACGATATAGTACTAGGACTAAAGGACGAAAACTGGGGAGATATACCTATTGATGTAATCGAAAAATTACTGACGCTTAAAAACACCGCAGTTATTGAACTTCATAAGGACTTTTGGTTCATTAAAGTACATTATAACCATTTGCTAGAAGTTGCTAATATACTAGGGATTGATCCGATGCAGACGATACACGATATAAATCCTAGGAAGGAAAGTCTATTGGTTTATGAGCCTAGAGATTATTATATATTTTCCGATGGTTGTGGTGGAGATTACTACCATATAGTCCCGTCCAAAAACCTCCAAAAATATTTGCAATTATTAGGAGTTAATATCACACAAACTAGAGCTGATGGTTTTGAAATTAATGATGATTATAAGTACGTTATAATACAAGGACAGAGTGATGAAATTCATGTTGGAGTTTACAAAGAGAATAAGCTCCTAACATCCTTGAAAACATATCTGTGGTATTTTGGCGTGAAGGACTTTAGTGAACTCAAAAATCTCAATAAAGAGAAAGTTATAGATATAATTAATAGACAGATCAATGAAAGGTACTTCTATCCTATGCCGTTTGACCAGGTCAAACAATACGTTGAGAAGTTTCTTGATACTACCATCAAAGTTATCGATGAGACGATTGGTTATGTAAGGGACAAAGTCCTAGATTTTACATCACCGATTAAGGACATTGCTGAGATTAACTGTATATTCGATAAGGACTGTGAAGTCGCATTAGAACTAGATGAACAGGATAGGTTATCATCCTACTATTCCTTAATCAGCACAAATGAGGGTCATATGCCTGTACCGATTTTCTTAGAGTATGCTGGGTTATGTGGACGTTATTCAGATGATGAAGACGATATAAGTATGGTAAAGAATATGTTATACTTCATTAGGGGTTACGATAAAGTAATTTCGGAGTACGAGAGAGATTATAGTTCAATTGGCGACGATGTGAGGGGAGCGGTGTCAGAATTATTCCAGAAAGCTGTAGTGTTGTACAACAAGTTACTGCAGAATAAAAATAACTTACCTCACCCAGAAGATGATGAGGATTATGAAGAATATGAATGCCCACAACATACTTTGCCAGATGGGATGGGATACTGCCGCAAGTTTGACTATGAACCACTAATGAAAAAGAGTGAGGAAGAACTGGCAAATGAAATTATACAATCACTTACCGAAATAAGGGACAAAATGACTAGAATAAGGGAGAAATTGTTAAAGTCTGACTCTGTGCCTGTTATTGAGACATAAGGTGGTGATAAAAAAGGGGGAAGAAGGATGAGTTACAAATTACAGATCCAATTAAAAGATGAAAAATATCCATATTTCGAGGATAAAGTATTAGACATTACCAATATCGGTTTTAGAGCTAAAGGCAGGATAATTTATATTAGCGGAAGGTTTGTACAGAATGGAGGAAACGGTGAAAAATTCGTGGTGTTTGAGAGAATCAGTCCTATTGCGCTAAAACTAGTAAACGCAAAGATAACACAAACTGAAAAAGGAACATTGATAATAAAATATGAACCTAATGCTGTATTATATATCATCGAAATTCCAAGCGGTTACAGAGGAGACGTTGAAACTCAAGTGAGCGGCGAATGCACCAAGACTGTGGTATTACGGTCACCTGCTGGGAGTCTAGGTTATGTTGACCATATCTGGTGTAATGGAAACGCTGAAATCCAGTATAAAATTTCAGGCAGGACAAGAACTGCTGGATATGGTCGTCTCATTGACTATTTCGGTGAAACTCTTAGCGGAAAAATAATAGTCAAAGACGGTAAGGTCGAAATAATTTATGATGAGCAATTAGACCAATTGTTAAGCTAATAGTTATTTTTTCTTCTCTAGTTTTTCGATAAGCTTTATAGGGAGAACGAGGAGGATTCAAGGAAGCAATTAATCTTTGAGAAATATAACCTCTCGTTTTTGAAAATGTTAGCTAGCACCCTGTACAGATCGGCGAGGGAAAACCTATAATGTGGGTATATTAACTCAGCGTTATAATATACTGCGCATTCACCGAACTCATCCTTAAAAAACGAAGGTAAGACGGGTACATTCCCAAACGTTATTGCAGCATATATGTACCCTACGTTTATCCCTTCCTCCAAATAAATGTACCAGTTGCCTAAAAAAAGCGCATTAGGGTTCATCACTACATACGGTTTTTTGACAGGTGCCATCACATTATTTGCCCACTTCTTCAACGCTTCTGTCTTCGCGTCTTCTGACACGATATAAGCGTTAATAAACGATTTCGGTAATATGTCGACGACTGGCGGGACGTACTCTTTTCCCTCCCTTTCCGCAATTATTTTTGAGATTGTAACCTTCTGCGGCTGACCGTTCTTATAAGCAAATTCTCCCTTAAGTACTTTCTCAACAACGTCCTTAAACATCATCGAACCTCTCTACCTCTTCATCATTTTGATTAAACCTCTGTATTCTTTCCTCAACAATTCTCCTCCTCTTTTCCATCATTTCATTCCAGATCTCGTCTGGCATCCTCAGGTTCTTTATATAGTAAAACATCACTGGAGTATCGATCTCCTTTAGCGTCCCAGAACGGGTTGAAGCAACTTCCCTCCTGGTGAAAATTACCTTCCCCTCCTTTTTTACTTGGACTCTCCATGTTGCGATGTCCCGGAAGAACTTTGCCACTCCTATGAGCCTAGGGACCGTGAAAATTATGAGCGATATGAAGTCCTTAACATATACGAACGCATCAAAGAGCTCAAGCATCTTCCTCTTCTCTGCAGCACTCCTCATGTTCCAGGTCGATGATAGCCCTACTGCAGAGGGGTCGTCGAAAAGCACAACGTCATAACGTTGTCTGTTCTTTATATTCTCCAGTAGTTGCTTTAGGTCGTCAATGTCAAATACCACTCTCTTCCTAACTTCTTTTACGTCTTCAAACACGTAAAGCATCGACTGGATAACATAGCTGGTCTTACCGCTCCCTGGCTCACCGTAAACAATAATCTCGTCATGTGTGTAGTAGTCTTTCTGTTTGACAGCATTGCTTATGAACCACACTAGGGGATTATAATGGAAATCGTTGGCTAACTGTGCTAGGGCACTCCACCCTTCTCCCCTGGTCTGTGGGACCATAATTTTCTGATAAATCGGGAGTAGCACCTTATAGTAACTCTGATAGTCTTCTAATCTCATCATAACCACCTAAACATTCGACGAGTTTGCTCTTTCTCCTTTCGCCAGTTTCTAGGAATAATATAATGTGGTTGATCTCCTCGTCGTTAATATAATCTATGCATTCCTCCTTCATTTCGTCAACCAGCAGGCGCTCCAGTATCCTTCTTGTTTTTTCTTCCTCCATTTTTCGACCCCCTTTCCTTATTAGTTTCCGCCCTTTTAGGGCGGGGAGCCACCAGTTTTGTCACTCTTAATATCCTTATTAATACTAGGAGGAAAACTATGCTGCTTATTGCGAGGGATGTAAAATTGTTATACAAGTAGGAGAGAACGACCATTGCCATACTCAGCACTGCAAATAATAATTCGAAGTTAACAGTAGTTAGGTATCGGTTCTCTGCAATAACGTAAACTATTAGGAGCGCTGCAGAAATAAATTCGAGTATCACCATACGTTGACACCAAGATTTGGATAGATAACGCTCTCGCTCACTGCGATTTCGCTAAGTACCTCAATTAGTAATGTTAAGGTCCTTTCCATGTAATCGTCAATACTTTCTCCTTCTTTTCTTTTAAGCTCCCTCAGTATTTCGTTTATACCCTTTCCTAGTTTTTTCGTGATGTAATCTGTTCTATCCATATGCATCAGCAAGGATTCGGTTGCGCTTACAACTGCAAGGAATGCAGCTTTGCGCTGCGGAAAGGCTATGCTGTAGTTATTAACCTCATGGATTATCTTGTTGAGAAGATGGGTGGCGAACTCCCTGTAGGTCCTTAACGGTGTTAACTCTATCCCTGCATCTATTCCGCTTGACATTCCTCAACCCCGTCTACTGCGAGTAGGTAAATGTTACTGTTCTTCCCTTTCATCATCTTTATGCACTTCAGCCTGCTTAGTATAAGCTTTACACGTTGCTTGACTTCCTGCGAGAGTGCCTCGTTCAGTTTCGTGTATAGTACTACGTCATCTTCGTCATAATAAACGTCAAAAGGGTATGAAAGGATAATGGGGGGTGACACAACACGTTTAGCCTTAACGTTCTTTAGTAGTGCTATAGCTTTTACAGAATGTATGTTACCGTACAGAATTGCAGCGTTTTCATGTGTCTCGTACTGCGTAAGATAGTTAAAGAGTTTAGTGGGAGTGTATTGCGCTTTAAGTAATGCCCTGTACTTTTTTATCACTTAATCTCAGCCTCCAACCACTTCTCTATAGCTTCATTACTTTTTGCAGGGACAACCGCACCGTAGTTATCGTTCTCGTTAAGCTTTTGTATAAAATAGTATTTTATCTCAGGCACTTTGGACCAGAGCATCCTAAATCTCTCAGCAGTGCCCGACAGTATTTCTATTACTTCGTATTTATTATAACTTAGTATTTGCATGTTTATCTCTCCTATGCTACACAAGACTGTGCGCCAGATCGGCAGCGATGTGTCTGCATATAGTATTATCGCTGACGCTTTTTTGATCTTATCTAGGAATTCTTGTTTCGAATTTACAATTAACCTGTCCATATGAAGCAAAGAAGGTATAATAAGAAAAATGTTAGCATGAACATGATTTAGTAGTTTTTCCGAATCTTCGGATACCCAAAATATTCATGATACTTTTTATAGACGTAATTTAGGATTTCTTCTCTACTCTTCCTAACCCATTCTCTGAAAAACACCTCAACTTCCTTTTCCTGTTCCTCAGGCTTAAACTCATCTTTTAAAACATAATTCCTTATGTACCCTATTGTTGCCCCGCTCAGCGGATCTCTTACTTCTTTCTCCTCTTGAATGTCAACCTCTCCTGTTTCGATTAGTCTATCGATGTAATCTTGCAGTTTTGATGAATAAGGACCGAAGAACCAGGGCTTAAAATTCAGTCCTAGATTAATTCCCTTCTCTTTCTCTAACAAAAAGAAAATCTTCTGCAGTTTGGTCGGAGTGACCTTTGCATTCTCCTCTTTTGCGATATAAAGCAGTAATTTGATTAAACGATAAATTCTGTCATCGATTAACATGACCAACCCTAATATTAAAGTATATAGAGTGCATAAAAAGAGCACCATCCTTATAGCCCAAACCCCCTCCTTCTACCTCTCCTTTTCATCATTTTTTCTTTCTACGTATCTCTGAGGTCGCGTAAAGATATGGAAAAAGAGTTCCTAATACTAACAAAAATATAAGAATAAGCAGGATTATTGCTGAGATCTGTTGCATGTTATAACTTAGCCTACCCTGTGTTTATAAACTTTCTGAGAAGAGCTAGGAATGTCAAATAATATCACATGACATAAAATTCACGACTTATCGGAAACTTTTGACGACGGAAAGTTAGTAAGCTATTAAGCAGTTCTAATTAATGTCTATATCTTTTCTTACTTCGCACTTTTGCTATATAATAGCACCTCGAACTTTTCCCTATTTTTCTCGCCCCTTTTTTGGTTTTATTAGCACGAAATTAAAACCACGTTAAGAACCGATGTACTCTTACAACTAAACATTGCTAGAAGACGGATATTAGCACGTTAGGAACTCCTAAATGTCACATACAGCAAAATAATTACTTTGAATTTTTCTCAGTAAACTAGGGAGTTTATACAATTTTTAAAAATAGGAATAATAGTTATAAGATAGAGTAATAATAAGTGTCTAGTATCCTTCTCGACTTGATTCTATTTTATAGGATTATATTTTTCCTTAGATCGTTCAAACAAAAATCAATTATTAAATTAATTAAGAATTCAAAAGAGAATGAAGGAAGTACCGCCGTTTATTTTTGTTATTTTACGTCGAATTCATAAGGATATATTGATAAGGGTTGCAGCTGTGAAATAAAATCAATAAACTCCCCAGTTTACCGCAAAAAATTGCAAAAATAAAATCATGTATCTATCAATTTCAAACTCAGATTTTCTAATAGGTCCATGAATTAAAATTTGAAAAACAAGCCATGATTCTTTTATAAATTGTAAACCTAAGTTAGGTCTATATAGCCGTATACAGACGTAAATTAGGTTCTGACTTTTTTGAAAGACGTTGCTGTTATAAATTCAAAAAATAATACGTAGCCCTCTCAAAAATTCTAAGGAGCTATTAGGGAGCTTCTAAGAAAATTTAGTGTTATATGCGCTACTAAGGTGCTGTATGCAGCAACAGCAGCAAAAGAGCTCCACGGATTAATCTTTGAGAGGGATTATTTGACAGAACATTGAGAAGGAAACCACTTGAAATGAAAGTATAGTGGCAAACGGGAATTAGGAGATAAGAAATAGCACAAACGGAAAAAATTAGGAAAGGAATAAAAAATTAGGACTTACTTGGAACCAAGAACCAAATCGTAGTTCCAGTATCAATTTTTTTGACAGCAAGTCTTGCTATCTCATCAGTACCAGCGCAAATATACTCGTCCATCGGGATTGGATAGCACCCGTTCCCCACTGGTATCCATTCAAAATGATTACAACTGTCAGCTCTAACTTCTGCACCGTTCCTATATTCTATATATAATATTTGTCCGTCTGCTGAACACTTGAAAATTACTTGATCCTGTTGTAGTTCCCTTATGACTTGTGCCATCTTTTTCATCCCCATAATAATGTTTGTTGAACTAGGATTTAAACTTTTTGGTAAATAAGTTAGGAAACAACTTCCCTTCATTTTTAGCTGCGGTTCATGATATCCTCCCTTATTATTTCCTAACCAGTTGACCAAAAAGTTTAAATACCACTTCAATAAATGGTATACGTGGGGGTAAAAAGATATGGTAAAAAGAGAGGAAAACCCACCTCATGAAGATTTTGAGACACTGAAGAGCGCCTTAAGGGAGGTATTAAAGGAGTACTTTGAACTCTATTTCGGTCCTCCTAAGACAACAGAGGATTTGGACAGGGTTTACGACTTTGTTAAGGACGATCTCGGCATGGCGTCAATCAAGGACATTAGGGAACAGATGGGTATGACCCTGGAACAATTCATGGCTAAGTTCCGTGATTACATAATTAGAAATTACGAATTAATCTCGGGAGGAAAGGAAGGGATTGTAAAGGGCGGAGTGCTTTACGGCATAATTAGGAGGAGGAAATGATATCTGATTAAAATTTTTTGCAAAATTCTCACTTTTTTCCCTAACATCAGCGCCGTTTTAATCTAATTTTGTTATTATACAACACACTTTCGTTTCCATGCTAGTTTTCTTATTCAGTATATTATTAGTTGTAGTTACTCTAATACTCTCCCTTATTTGTTTCCTAACCTGTTTTGCAAAAACTTTAAATACTTGTTAAACAGAGAGTATAAATAAAGGTGAAAAAATGGTTAAACTCCAAAACTCTATATGTGATAAAATCCTTGAAGTTATTCCTAAAGAGTTAGATAACATATATACAATTGAAGAAAAACTTGAGTCAATTGGAATAAGCGTAAAATTTATAAATCGTGAGCACATATTCCCATATGCCTATTACCACTATTTACTTTACAATAAATATGTTCTACATCTTTTTTTCAAACAGGGGATACTAAATTACATAGCTATCTATGAAGAAAGACCAGAGAAAAAATTTTATGTTTGTGAAAAATCTTTATAATAAAAATTACGTTTTTTTAAGCTTAAACTAAATCATTATACTGTTTAAGTTAATCTCCCTTTCTCTTTAAATCCTAATCTAAGGCTGTTTATTCTTCCGTTCTTATCATATGCTATAGAGTTTTCAATTGTTAAGTAAGCAGTGGGAAGCGCTACTCATGGGATCCCAGCTTTCTATGCTCATTAGAAAAATTCAATAAACTCCCCAGTTTACCGCAAAAAATTCAAGTCAATTCTGCGCTTGAGGAACCTTTGCGCTACATGTGCAAAAAATGGGCCAGCGGTGAAGGCGAATTATATTAATATAATAACGAATAATTGTTCGTATTTATTTCCTAACTAGTTGGTAGAAAAGTTTAAATATTGGTTTACCAAAGAATATTATGGGGATAAAAAATGGCGGGGGAAAACAATCAAATACAACAAGATCAATACACTTTTTTAATATACAGCTATCATACGTGGGGTTCATTCGGACAGCACGAGAAAGTTATGAAGTTTCTCATTGATATCGACAATAAATCACAAAAACCCCTTTGGGAAGTAGTTGTTAACGTTAAATGGTCAAATAACGACAACAGAAAAAACAAACACAGAGAAGCATATGTAAAAGAAGAAGACATTATGAATCTTAAAGGAAAAATCTTAAAAGAAGTAAGAGATTACCAGAGTTCCTCAAAGAAGGAAATAAGTGTAAAATATTATATTATTTCTGATAATGGTATGCAGGAAATTAAAGCAGAAACAGGAGTAAAAATAAACGGCAAATATTATGATATTATAGAATTCAACGGCAAAAAAATTATGGTTAATAAAGATGAGATAATAGTACAATAACGTTGTTAGCGCTGCAATATTTTTATTTCTTTAGGAGGAGAACTACTACCTTTTCATCCACTTTTCCTGCCTAAGTTAAGAGGATCAATAGAATCTCTTTCTAAATGAGTCGCTCACTCTCTAAATATTTAGCCAATTAATATCACCTGTCTAAAGTCGATTAAACTGTAGCTGTAAAAAGTATTAAGTAACTGATAAGAAGAGATAAATGGAAAAATAATGGACTTTTAAAAAATTATTGAGATATAAGATCTTGATCTTCGACATAATGAAACAGCGGCAATTCGTTTTTGTTGTTTAATAACAACGATTGAATATTTTTTGGCAACCTAGTCAGTAACATTTTTTGTTCTTTTCCTTCATATAATTTCCATTCTTGTAGTACCTTCATCTCGCCATTAACTTCAACAACTCTTACTGTTATATAGGTATTGCCAAGATTACTTCTAGTCACACTGTAAACTAGGTATCTTCCAGGCAACAATGCATATGATCGTACTCCGTGACTACCAGTTCTACTTGTATGCAGCTTAGACTTTATTATTTTTCCTGTCCTGAACGAAATTATAATAGTGTCGTCTCTAGCTCCCATACCAGTCCTCTTGTAACTAAAACTGAATATTTTGGGTCGAGTTTGTGTTGAGGTTTTGTTTTCTTCCACCAACTTTTCCACCTTCATATATAATGTTTGTTGAACTAGTATTTAAACTTTTTGCAAAATAAGTTAGGCAATAATTAAGTGATTGATTCTTAATCTAGTTAAAGCTTTGATAGGTCCATCTGTTTTAATCTGAGGACCATTAAAAAAACTGCAAGCGTCAAGGTGGCGGGAAGAAGGATAAGGTCCTACAGCTGCTGGAGTTGTTTCTCTTCCGGCCTGAAGCGAAACCCAGTGGGGTTTTAAAGTTTCTCTTTAGAAGTATAAGACGGGAAAAAGCGAAATGGGAAATAAGAGGGATTTAAGTCAATTTCCTAAGAGCCAAATTCAATTTTTTACAACCTATTGTTATAATACAAATGAGGTGGCAAAAAATGAGTAAAAATACATATTATATATATAAAATTACACTTGATGAGTATACAACATACAATATTTGTGTTCCTAAAGATCAGATAGAAGAATTTGAACAATGGAAAGAGACAAAAGACGTGATTATCTCTGATTGGGTTGGTGAGACTGACGACGATGCTGTATGTTGTACTGTATTCGATCACGGTTACGAGTTTCCTGACGGATGTGACAACCCATTATATCTAGAAGAGGAATGAGGTGATAACATGAAATATTTATGGCAAATTGTTAGAAAATTACAAGAAAAAGACGAACTAAATGAGGAAGAATGGAAAGACCTAATTGACTATCTAAACGTCTTGAAAGAGGGGTTACAGAAGCTTAGAATTATATTGTACAATGATTATGTGAGGTATATCGTCGATTTTGACGTGGTATTTAAAGATCCCTGGTATGTTTCTGAGGTGCGTTTAAAATGTTTGGAGATAGAGGGAGGATGCGGATTTCTCTATCTAGACGACTTCTTATGGAGAATATTCACAGATCAAATAGAAGTAAAGCCTTTCATAAGCGAGGTGACTGACCAATGATTTTCAATTCATCTACTGTACAAAAATACATTTTGAATGGCGCTAAAGCAGTCGCGACAATTAGGAAGGCTGGTTATTATGAGTTAGGTAAGAGGGTTGTAATGAAAGTTGGAGACAGGAGATTTTATGGTAAGGTTGTTGCAATAGCCCCTGTCAAATCCTCCTACCTAAGAGAGTATGTCGACTATAGCGGGTTTCAAAGCGTTGAGGAATGGGTAGCGGAAGCCGAGAGGATCTATAAAGCCAAGATAGACCCCAACAAATTTCAAATAATTGTTGTGGTGATTCACCGTGGTCTATAATAAGTATAATGAAATTATAGAGCATTTGAGAGAAGCGAAAGTCGATTTAGGAAATGCTGTACTTACTATTATGGATAGGATTAACAAAATTATAGAACATCATAATGAAAATTTTGATAAAGAACAATTTGACGAATTACAGTTTCTCGAAAAGAAACTAGAGGAAATTAAAGAAATAAGAGGAGAGATAGACGACATTATCTTAGACCTCCAAGATCCTTCAAGATCCTTAGTTGACCAGCCCATTATTTTCGACTCGCCTTATGTACAGAAGTATATCATGAGCGGAGCTAAACTCGTAGCAACAATTATGAGGACTGGCTATTATTACATAGGCAAGAAAGTTACGATGAAAGTTGGAGATAAGGAGTTCTACGGCAAAGTTGTTGCAACAAAACCCCTTAACCTTTTCACATTAAGTGAGTATGTTAACTATAGTGGTTTTGGTGGCGTCTGGGAGTGGTTGTTTGAAGCTACTCAGCAGTATAAAGCTGCAATGAATCCCGATAAATTCGAAATAGTTGTCATTGAGGTGGATCGCAAATGAAGGTCGCAATATGGATTTCCAGGGAGAAAATATTGCCAGTCCAGTGGAAGTTGCTGAAGGACGCTGGCTATAATATAATAGTATATAATAAAGGAATATACAATGTCGAGGACTTTCTAGACGAGGTAAAGAACTTAAATAAGGAAATATATGAAAGAGTCTTGCTAATCCCAGTAGTCCCAGAAAGCGTGAAGATGAAACTTCTAGAGGAGATTAGGAATCGTAACCTAAAATTTGAGGTCGTAGAACCAGTAATGAAGGAAATAGGAAGATACGATAACGAGGTACTGTGCAAAATGCAGCTATCGCAGAACCCAGACAGCAGAGTCACAGTGAAGCTTAAGGACGGTACGTGTAAAGTATACGAATTCGTAGAGTTCAAACGTCTAGTTGAATACGTTAAGCGCTATGATGAAGGGTGGTCACTATAAGATGAACAATACTAGAGGTGATGAAAGTGGAAGAAGATTGGGAAGAAGAAAACGAAATGGATCTCTATGAAGAAGATGATGAGGAAGAGCTAGAAAACATAGAGGATGAAGTAGATGAGATCTGCAGGAGGGTAACGAGTTGTGAGGACTGTCCATGGGAGGTATGCGGGGATTTGTGCGAAATCATTTGCGAGGATGAGGAAGAGGAATTGGAAGAGGACATGGAGGATCTCTATGAGGAGGAGTGAAATAAATGGGGAGGTAAAATGATTGAACTTAAGGAAATTTATAAAATACGCCCTAAAATAATCCCTAAGAACATCATTTACACTATTGACAGTTACGCTGAGAAGCAGTCGATTAGGATGTCGGTGAAATACGCAAGAGTAGACGAGGACTTAGGCTGGAAAGTGCCGTTGGTCTGGGATTATGACGACCTAAAGAAAATTAAGGGATTTGATAAGCTTATAGAGATCGTCAGTGGCAAGAAAGTGATTGAAATAGGAGGAGGTAACGGATATTTAGCCTATATATTGTCGCATTATGCCAAACATGTAGACACATTTGAGGGTTGGTCTCCTTATGCAGTGGTTTATAGTAATTATATATTTCCAGAGGTGGTAAGAAAGGAACTTAGCCTCAACTACATTATAAGATACGTAACAGAAGATGATTTGCAGTATTTAGGTAGGTATGACGTTGGAATTTATTCTGGACTAGATAAGTACAGCGAAATTCTAAGCATGCTCAGCAAGGTCTCAGAGAACGTTATATGGATAACGTTTTGCAACGTAAAGGAGAAAGACAAAATTAATACTGATATTGACGTTTGTATGTTCAATCTGAAGAGGGAGTAGAATGAAAGTGATAAAGCGATTGACAGATCTCGTTCATTCTAGTGGTAGGTGAGGAAAAATGGACAAGGATGAACTTAAGCGAATAATACTAGAACTTCCCGATAACTCACCGAAGTTGTTGGAGTATTTGAAAGAAGCTAAGGAGAAAGGATGGACTGATGTTATCGATATGATTGCCGTGAAGTTAGGACTAAAGGAGGCGAAGAAGAAAGGAAAGAGAGAGGAGAGCGAGTTACTTAAGAAGATTCTGAAGCCACTGGGCAAAAAGAAGATAGAACATAGTTGGGACTATTCGGTTGATTTTCTCGAAGCCAAGAAAGTCCTCACTAACGCTTACAAACAGCTATTTGATCTCAATCTGATGCCCTATGAGGCTTATGTGGCAATTCTCTTGATACAGCTGATTAACGGTGCTAGAATTAAAGAAGCGATCAGAGCGTTCAAAACATTCGTGGAATCAAATCAAAGGGAGTTCCAACTAAAAGCAGAAAAGCATGGCAACATAAGGTTCTTCATTATTCCTGAGGTCATTAGAAACAGACTAGCGTATAAATCGATACTGACAATTGATGATGATAAACTAGAAGCGAGGATAAGGATGTTTGCACGGAAGTACTTGAAGTGTAATACGCATTCGCTACGATATGCACTGATCTCCTTTTTGGCAAAAAATGCAACAGATCCAGCACTTATCGCGAAAATAACTGGACATAAGAAGTTGGACAGAATTGTACAGTATACACAGACGAAAGACGCGATTGAAATCTTACGTAAACTGGGGAGTTAACCTATGTTCAGTTCGACTTAACGTCACCCTTTTTTCCTTAGTTCGCACTTTTGGCTATATATACCTCTTCGAACCTTTCCCTAGTTTTTATCTCCCTATTTCAGTTTCACCACTACGAAATTAAAACATGTTAAGGCTTTCCGTCCCCCTAACCCCTTTCTTTGTAAAATTGTATATATTCCTTATATATATAATATAAGGGAAAGATCTGACAAAACGAATGATAAGCTCAGTGAGGAGGAAATCAGCTCTCTTGTTTTTTATTTTTTAACTTATCCTCCTACTTCTTATTAATGACATTTCGTAAAATAGATAACGGGGTAGAAATAAAATACGATAATGGTTATACCATCAAGATTAAGGTTGAAGGAGATAAGCTTAAGCTGAGAGAAGAATATGAAGGTAGGCCGTACACTGACACGATGTTTTACCTCTCGCCAAGCCAAGCAATCGAAATAAAAAAGGCGTTGAAAGAAGCTAAAAGTGCAGATGATGTATTGAGGTTACTGCAGGGTGTTGTGAGATGATTTACAGACCACGTTTTACATACGTTAAAGCTACTCATGAACAAGAAGAACGAGAAACAGCTTCCCCTAATCCACCAACACGTGAGCAAGAACTAAAATCTACAATATTTGGGCCTGAACGTGGACCTCTAGACCTATTGCAATTGAAACCCAAATTACCTATAACACCTCTCCCCCAGATTGCTTATCCATGGCACGAACCCAACCAGCCTGCATTTACACTTAGAGACCTGCAGCAATTGCTCAGCCACTTATCTAAAACACCTCTCCCTAGGTTGCCTACGCCTGAGGGAGAACCTAGAGAAGCACCATTCCCCAAACCACCAACACGTGAGCAAGAACCTGAACCAATAGCATCTATACCTGTGCCCATATGGAAAATACTATCACTTGTCCACATATACCCTGCTCCCAACCCACACCCTACAAACCGTCCAATAGGTATAACAGTAATACAACCAACTCATCAAATACCATTAATGTCACCACCAACACGTGAACCAGAACATGAACTAACAGTAATTGTACCTAGAGACCTACAGCAATTACTTAACCAGTTACCCATACAACTCAGAGACATACTGCAAAACGCAAAATTCATAACCACCCTGCCTATCACCAACCCCCCAAGAGAACCGATCGTTAACCCACCAATACCTATAACGCCAATACCTATAATAAGACCTTCTGAGGGTGGATCGGAACGCGAACAAATAACATCTTTGCCTATCGAGCTCCCAGAGCCAACACCGCCTATAATATTTACACCTAGAGACCTACTGCAACCACTTACCTATTTCCTAGCACAAGAGCAGGAACTTAGACCACCTACATTCACACCTCAGGAGCTATTACAAGCACATTTGACGTACTAAAGGTGATGTGAGGTGTTCTTCAGACCACATTTTACATATATTGAAGCAGCTACAGCAGAACAAACACAGGCTAGGGAAGCTGCTGCAAACGAAGAATGGAGGAAAAGGCTCCTCCTAAGACCTTCTGAGATTAAAATACAACACAAATCGATAACGTCTATACCTAGAGAAGTAATAATAAAGCTTACCCACCTTTCAGCACATGAGCAAGAACCAATCGTTAACCCGCCAGCACATATAACCCTAGTACGTATCATAAGGCCTCGTGAGAGTGAGCAGGAACCAAACCCGCCAGCACATGAAAGACAAAGGCGTATCTATTTCTTTGGAGGATCTTCCCCTAATTTACCTACCGATCTCCAGAAGCCTAGGCCGTTTATAACATATGTTCCTAATAGTTTTTGGGATCAAATTACCCGTAAGCAAGAAACAAACTCATCTGCTGTACACCACACAGAAGGGCTTAGTCCATGGGCACGTAGTCATATAGCAATGGCGCCTGATGAAAGAACTCCAACACCTAAACTAACCCCGTTCGACCAACTTCATATGGCAGCATCTGGTATCGAAGGGTCCCCAACACTGAATTCTGGTCCTGTAATACCACACATTTATAACCCTCCACCAATAATGCCAGTCAATTCCCCACCATCACAGCCACCAGCTCACAACAATGCTAGTCCTCCACCACCGCCTCCATCCAATAACACACCTTCGCAATCCAGTAACCCATTCGGCTTCTTCGGTTCTTTATTTGGTTCAGTCGTTAACGCTGTGACTAACGCAGTAAGTGGAGGTAATAATTCGGGAGGAGGTCAATCAAATAACCCGCTCACGTCGTTCCTCAGCTCTGCTGCAAATGCTGTGTCTAGCATGGCGAATGCTATTGGAAACGCAATAAGTCATGGCCAAATCGTTGCTAATGCGGCAACTTCTGGAGGCCAACCCAGTAACCCATTCGGTGCGATAGGTTCGTTCTTTAGTTCAGTTGGTAATGATATTACCAATGCTGCATCCACATTTGTTAGTGATGTAACTAACGCAGTACAGAGTGCTGGGAGCGCAATAACTGGAGCATTGTCAACTGCTGGAAATGCAATAAAGAACGCTGCGTCCACAATTGGTAGCGACATAACTAACGCAGCAAAGGATGTTGGAAACGCAGTAACTAGCGCATTATCAACTGCTGGGAAAGCAGTAACTGGTGCACTGACGGATGTCGGGAACACAGTAATTGGAGCACTTTCAGCTGCGAATAACGCAATACAGAACGCGTATAACTCCGTTTACGGAAACAAAATCCAGCAAGAGAAGCAGCAATTAGAGAACCAGCTCAAACAATTACAGCAGCAAGCGCAGCAAGAGTTAAACCAAATTCAACAGGAGAAACAGCAAGTACAAAACCAGTTGCAGCAAGTGCAGCAGCAAGCCCAACAAGAGTTAAACCAAATTCAACAGGAGAAACAGCAAGTACAAAACCAGTTGCAGCAAGTGCAGCAGCAAGCCCAACAAGAGTTAAGTCAGCTTAACCAAGCCCAACAACAAATACAAAGTCAGTTGCAACAAGCCCAACAACAGGGTCAGCAGGAATTAATGCAAATAAGCCAACAGGAACAACAATTACAAGCTGAGTTACAACAAATACAACAATATGAAGCACAAGCCGAGCAGATGCTACAACAGAATCCTAACAATCCACAATTACAGAGCTACTTACAACAATTGCAGCAACAGCAACAACAAATACTGCAAAACTTAGCTCAGCTTAACCAGGCACAGCAGGAAGTACAGACGTACTTACAGCAAACTCAGCTTCAAGCACAGCAGGAGTTAATGCAAATTAACCAAGCCCAACAACAAATACAAAGTCAGTTACAATTAGCTGAACAGCAAGCCCAACAAGACTTAGCTCAGCTTAACCAAGCCCAACAACAAGTACAGACGTACTTACAACAAGTGCAACAACAAGCCCAACAGGATCTGAACAAGCTTAACCAAGCCCAACAACAAATACAAAGTCAGTTGCAACAAGCCCAACAACAAATACAACAAGAGTTAGCGCAACTCAACAAACAACAACAAGGGGGTAACCCACTCCAACAGTTCTTTACTGACGTAGCTGATGTTTCAGCATTAATAGGCTATTACGCTACTGAAGGATTGGGCGGTGTCGGAGAGGAGTTGGCTCACCTTGTACAGGGTAAGGGTCTTGAGAATTTCAGCCAAGCGATTGCACAGTTCAATAAGGCAGGAGGGCAAAACATCGCTAAGATTGTAGGTGATGTCACGGAAGTCGCGTTACCTGCGATAATTACTGCGGTCGTTGCACCTGAACTACTACCCGCCGAGCTCATCGGCGAAGCATCATCGGTAGGTATCGGCGAAGTCGCTACAAAGCTCACCACAGGTCACTGGCAATCACTACAGCAAGTGTTACAGGAGGCAAATGAGGGTGGTGTGCTAGGCGCTATCGGCGAAGCTGGCGGTCTAGCATTAGAGTCTGGCCTAGCGAAGGGGGCAGGCGCATTAACGAAGTTGTTGACAGGTAGCGAAGACTTGGCGTCGCAAGTGGCACACCTAACACCAGTGTGGAGAGCGGCAGGCGGTGCGTTAACTAACGTGGCACTACAGTTACCTTTCTCGCAGAACCCTGAGCAGCTGGCAATCGCTGGAATCATAGGCGGTTTGGCAGGTGGCTTAGGCCCTGGTATAGCGGGCAAATTGATGAGCAAGATAGACGAGATTAGAGGGACTGGTGGTGTAGCAGAACTAGAAACGCTCACATCACCCCTCACTGGCGAGACCACAGAAGCGTGGAAGATAACGCTACCCAGCGGTGACACGGTTTACTTAGTACCAAAAACTACGTTCGGAGAAGGAGATATTAGCGACTTCGTAGACGCATACACAGGTAAAACTACTTTAGCGACTCACGTGACTCCATCGCGTGATTTCCTTAATGAGGTTGCTAATGGAGAAGCGCTTGTAAAGGTAGCAGGCGAACCGCCTAAAGATGAATGGGCGTTCCGAGAGTGGGGACATTTAAGGAATTTATACCTCTCGCCTGGCGAAAGTGAGGACGTGGGAGTAGCGTTAACTGCATACTCAGGACTAAAGGACACAGAGCCTGGCATACCTGAGTTCAGCATAGGTCGTTCAAGTGTGAAAAACGTACTCTACAGATTCCTTCACCCCTTTGATAGAGGTGGTATAATAGGTATAAAGACTGATGCTGTTGATATTGAACCTCCTGAGGAGTTAGTCGATTATATTTTGGCTAAGAAAGCAGAGTATTTGGCGAACGTAGAATCTAACTGGTTGAAAAAATTCGCGAATAACTTCGCCATGAAGGAGTTACTTAACGATCCAATATATGGCCCCATGTATAAAGAATACATAAACGAGCTGCTGACCTATAGTGCTGAGCACGGGGAACCTGTAATCGACCCTGAGGGGTTATTAGGCCTCACTCACGAGAGGCAGATAGAACTCGCTCCTGGTGCTAAGTTGAGAGGAACTGGAGAAGTGTATAATATATGGGTGAGACAGACACCAGAACTATTTAGAAACCTACCTGGGCCTCTGCGTGATATCCTCTCCGACTGGTCGAGATTCAAGTATGTCGGAGCAGAAATCATCCCTGGCGAGCCTCTTAACTTGTTTGAGGACACAGAGAGTAATGAGACAGGAGGAGAGAGAATACCAGAATTGGGTGGTGAAGAGGGAGGAGAGAGAATACCAGAATTGGGTGGTGAAGAGGGAGGAGAGAGAATACCTAAGTTGCAAGGTGAGGAAGGAGGTGAAGAGGGAGGAGAGAGAATACTTAACGAGGGTGGGGAATGGAGGCTACCAGAACCGATTTTACGGGAACCGTTCTGGATGGAACGTGAACCTCAACTAGAGAGTTCAGAGTTACCAACATATACTTCACCTCCACGGGACATTTATTCGTCCCCCTCACCAATTAGCAACCCACCACCTCCAATAATATCATCCCCATCGGTACCCACCATTAACCCACCATCTTCAACGTTGCCACCGATACCTCCTATTAATTCACCGCCTTCGCCATCGCCAATAACATCACCGCCACCTTCACCCACCATTTCACCGCCTCCTCCAATCAACTCACCGCCCTCACCGCCATCCATCAGTTCACCACCGCCAATAAATTCTCCTCCACCACCCCCTATTATTAATATACCACCATCTGAGTACATACAGATAGAATCACAATCATCACCACCACCGCCAATATTCTCTTCGTCAACTGTTACCGAAAACGAATCGCCAATGCCGATGGGCCCACCACCAATATTGCCAGCGATAATGCCAGGTGGTTTTGGAGGAGGCGGAAACAACAACATGGAAATTAGCGGGATGGCAGGCGAGGTGATCTACCTGTGAGAGGTGTAGGTTGGATACACATCCAAAGACCTACATTCACACCCATAGTGTTCTACGATCCTACAGGGAAAGTGATTTATATGCCGCTAAACGCGTACCAACCTGTAATACCCAAGTAACCACCGATATACCACGTCGTTCTAGACAATAACTTACTTACGCTTTAATATAAACAATTTTTGAAGGGTCTTTCACTATAAGTCTGTAGTGGATTTCGAGAATTAGGACGCCATAATGTACACCGTTTCTGAACCACACCTCAGTAACACCAGCTCTATCTCTTTTCTTCTTCTCAACTTTAACATATTTCTTCTCAATTACGAAATGTGTTTTCTTGCCTATAAAAACATGGTATTTGTTCTTTTTCAACATAAAACTACATGGTTGCCATGTGCCGTTGACGAAACACTCTGTGATTATATCGACGGCGCGATCTAACTTCCTCTCATAGCCAGCGTTCTTGCTCGTGTAGAGTATGCCCTCCTTCGGCTCCCATATGCCCACCAACTTCTTCAAGGTTCTTAGCATATCTATTTATCAGAAGCAAAATATTTAAACACATATGTGTGCCCTAGGAAGGACTTTGTTTGAATTTTTCTCAGTAAACTGGGGAGTTTATTCAAAATTTCTAACGGGAATATAAAGTCTACGTCAGTAGTTGAAAACCCGCACATCTCTTATTCACCGTCACACCTCGTCGTGATATAGCCACCCATCTGGTGTGACTGTACTCATATTTACATACAAAATATATAAACTTCACGGCTTATCAGAAACTGCTGACAACGGCTTTCTGCTCCCTTAAGTACCGAAAAACTTTAAAAAACCTAAACCCTGTTTTTAAATTTATACTTGAGTAATATACTTATAAACGATGAGGAAAATGCCTATTCATAGTACAAACCGTCCAATTATAACAGAAGCACGACCAACACAAGAAGTGCCATCGTGGTCTCCACCAAACCAGCCTATATTTACGCTTAAAGATTACCAGCAATTGTTTGGTAATTTACCCATAACACCTTTCAACCAATTGACTTTTTATTATAAAGATCACCAAGAATCGGAAAAACAGGAAACCAGCCCACCTATAATATTTACAAACCCGCCTACTCATAATGCAAACAATCTACCTACCTATAATATAAACAGTTCAATAGGTACAGCAATAATACCACTACCGTCTCCCACAACTAACCCATCTATAACATTTGGAAATGTACCGTTACCCCTCTGGCTATGGAGAGAGCTCTACCAACAATTCTCGCCTCTCCCCAAACCATCAGCACATGAGCAAGAAACTAGCCCACCTGCATCTATACTTAAAGACCTACGACAATTGCTCAGCCACTTACCTAAAACGCCTCTCCCCAAATTGCCTGAGGGAGAACCTAGAGAAGCACCTCTCGCTAAACAAGAACAGAAACCTAAGCAAACGGGAGGCATAGGTTGGATATACGAACAGAGACCAGCATTTACTCCAGTGGTTTTCTATAACCCTGCAAAAGGGACAATTTATACGCCACCGATCGCATTCCAACCCATTATACCTAAATCGCCGCCTACATACCACGTGGTGGTAGAGACTAACTCTCTAACGTTTTAAAAAATAGTTTTCAAAAAAAGAGAGCTTTTATTTTTAAGTATTAACTCCAAATTCTTCATATGCAGTATTTAGTCTTACTTTTGCTCATATTCGTCGCAATTGCTATCATTATAACGTTGCTACCTTACGTAAGCCTCATAATAACGGATATTAACAACGTCAACGCACGTGTGTACACACTATACAATTCAACCACGTACATGAGCGGTACGTGGCTCGTGAACGGCAGCGAAATTCAGCAAGTCTCTACAACGCCAACAAACAAACTCGTAATTGAGGTAGCACAGGGCTCTTATGTTTATATATCAAACCAGACGTGGAGTGAAATGCTGTCGGATAACGGCGATAATGGGCCTATATTCTCCCCCTATGCGACGTTCAACCTCTCAGCTGGTTACTACAAGTATAACATACCTACGCAGGCTTTCGACTTCGAACAGCCCGTGTATAGCGTTTTATCAAGTCTGGCGTTCTTCTTCGCAGCTGCTGTAGTATTTATTCTCTTCATGGTGTTGTCGTATAGCCGTAGGAGGTGAACTGGCAGTTCGACTTAACGTCACCCTTTTTTCCTTACCTCGCACTTTTGCTATATAATAGCACCTCGAACCTTTCCCTAGTTTTTATCCCCCTTTTCTAGTTTCACCAGCACGAAATTAAAACCGTGTTAAAGCTTTCCGCCCCCTTAACCCCCTCTTTTGTAACGTATTATATTTTTAAATATGTTCGTATACGTATATCTTGATGGCATACAAGGAACATACCCATACCCACTCTGAAAGGTTGCTAGCCTGGAGAAGGGAATTTGCTGAAGCTGCAAAGATGTGCAGTGCAAAGGTTAAGGGTTTGCCAAAGGGAGAGAAACTAAGAGCGTTCAGAGCATGTATGAGAGAAACCTTAAGAAAGAAATAACATGTTCGGGCTCACGCGAAAAGAGCCACCAATCGACATCATCGAAAGCGATGAGAATACCATAAAACTGCACACAATAAACGGTACAGTGAACGCGAAGAAGATCCTCAGCGTCAGCGGTAAACATGTGATCTATATAGACCAATACGGAAATGTAAGAGAAGCGCTCCTAAAGTAAAATTTATTTTTTGTGGGGGTACCCCCACACCTCCATTGCTAATTTATTTTTTAATTCCTTTTCCTATTTCTTCTTATGCTAACAACACTGGGTAAGTTCGCCTTAGCTTTCATTATAGCCTTTACTATCATAAACACTATGGTTCAGGTCGACTTATCCTCAGTAGGTTACCCGCAAATACCGTATTTCACGACAATTGTAAACCCACAAGCGTTTACAGCTATCATCCACAGCACTGCGGTTACGAACATGCCGTTTGCCTTTATCCTCTATGCCGTAGGGCTCCTTATCTTCAACGCGTTAATTAATTTCGTTGCTGGCATACCTATCGTGTTTTATGAAATGGCTGCAATTAGCGGGAACCCTGGTCTTATCATAGGTGCTTTGTTAGTAGGTGCAATGCTACAAGCGATGGCATGGCTGTACTTGCTAGAGGTGCTGGCACAGTTCTTCTTCCCAGTCTAATTATGGGGACACCCCCAATGTGGGGGAACACCCCCAATGCTAATTTATTTTTTAACTTATTCTCCTACTTCTTCTTATGAAAGTCCTAGTTGTAGACCTCGATAACACTCTATTTAACACTCAAGCAAGGTATAACGCATGCTTAGCGGAACAAGGTGTCGCGTCTTTAGACTCCCTCCACGGGGAGGCTAGGAGGAAGTTCTGGGAGTGTTACCAGTCACCACGGTACATGGACTTCGACATCCCTAACAAGGGCGTACTTGACACAGTAAAAAAGGCGAAAGAAAAGGGTTGGGTCGTTATACTGCTGACTGGAAGGAACGGTGAGACACAGAGAGAAAAAACACTCGAACAACTACAGAAATTTAACGTGCCATATGACTACTTGATAATGAGGAACCCCAATGACTATAGGAAAGAGGTAGAGTATAAGCGGGAAATACTTAACGGTCTGAAGGGGTTAGGGGATGTTATACTCATAGACGACAACCCGGAGGTAAGAAAGTTAGTATCAAAAGCGTTCCCTCCAGACGAAAGTCCAACAATTGATGAGGCAAGGGATCAGGGTGAACTAAACGTTATGTTTTACACCAAATACCCACCTGTTATAACTAAGGGGGTGAGCAGAGTTGAAGATGAAGAAGTTTTTGATCTTGAGTAGTTTACTTCTTTTCATACTTCTCATGCCTTTAGAAGTGTATGCAGTACAGTCCTTTCTGACGTTTTACGTTAACGTTATGGACTACGGTACTGTGCTCATGTTGCAGAACCAGAGTAACGTGTTAACAATTTACGAGATCCCCTCCTCTTTCTCCTCAGTTCCATCATTTCAGGGTGTGCAGACTACGGGGAAGGCGTTGGAGGCTGTGGAAAACGTCACGCTGAAGAGCGGTGAAGTGGCACTGGTACATGAATACGGAGTATCGGGATTCTCGACACAAAACTTCCTTTACCAACAAGTGAACGTACCCAGAATCGTTACACACTCAAATTCCACTACGTCCTATTATTCGTCTTCTACGATTTATGTAACACCAGATCAAGGATACCAGTTACAGTTCACTCCATGGTTCGGTATTCAAAACCAGCCTGTGGATAGTGTCGAGTCAACAGGTTGGAAAGTATTTCCATATTGGCAAAACGGCGAACTGGTGGTGAACAGTACTGGAGCAAGTACTTATGGTCAATACATTGCTTGGAAATATTCTCCAATATCAAACGTCATCAACATCACCATTCATATAACATCATTCCCAGTACAAAGTAATAATCCTGGTATTCTTATCGCCTCACCTAACGTAGGAGACCAAACAAACATTGCTAATAATGGTTTTTACGCGTTGACAGTTAACTTCTATGACAACAAGATAGCGTTCCATTCTCCAACATCTGGTTTCATAATACTTGACTCTTCTCTTCCTCAACCTAACCCTAATTATCCGTTCACTTTCAGCGTCATCCTGACAGAGAACAGTGCTGGAAACGTTACAGTACAGAGCGTATACATCAACTCAACGGCTTACACAGTAAATGTAAACACTCCTTTCCCGTGGAGCCAGATAGGCTACGTGGGGATAACACCAGATATGGGTAACTTATTCTACGTCTCCTACTTCAGTGTCTCTCCAGCACCTTACGGTGGTGTTGAACAGTTCGTGAACAACGTGGAGTCAACATCATGGAAAGTGTTACCTTATTGGGAAAACGGCGAACTGGTGGTGAACAGTACTGGAGCAAGTATTTATGGACAGTACATTGATTGGAGATATTCGCCGATAAGTAACACCATCAACATAACGATCCACATAACATCGTACCCAACACAGAATGGTAATCCTGGTATCGTTGTCTACTCACCTACCGTAGGAGACCAATCATATGACGGTGTTACTGGTTTTTATGCGTTATTAGTTGACTTCTACGGCAACACGATATGGTTCCATTCCCCAACATCTAGTTACACGCAACTTTACACTTCTCTGCCTCAACCTAACCCCAACTACCCCTTTACCTTCAGCGTAATACTTACGGAGAATTCGGCGGGTAATGTTACCGTACAGAGCGTATACATCAATTCAACAGCATACCCCGTAAATGTAAACACTCCTTTCCCGTGGAATCAGATAGGCTACGTAGGGATCGATGCCGAACAGTCTAACTTATTCTACGTCTCCTATTTCGGCGTCTCTCCTTTCCAGTATGGTGTAGTCAAATACACGGTCAACTCAATATCATTACCTTCAATGCCCGATACTTCTTCAGCCACCGTTCTGATTTCTCAGCTCTCCAACGGCTCTTACGCCATCCTCGGCGTGTACAACGGGACGTGGCATGAGCTTAACCTACCGTTTGCCAATCCTAATGGAAAGTTCACAGTTACGTTCAACCCAGTGGGCCCAGTGAACATAACGTTGAAGTCCTCCAACGTCTTATCTTACGGAGCTTTATTCTCTCCAGGTAACGGCGTGTTGTTAGAGGCTCAAAACGCTATACCTCCGTCAAACCCGTCGAATTGGGCACCGTTAGGCTATGTGGGTACCAACGGAGAGGTAGGAGGAGGTGTTGATTGGGCTTCGCCACAATTTACTCCAGCTACGCTCAACAGTATAAACTATTACCAAGGTGGTACAATAGCGACGACTGACTGGGGTACCACGAACTTCACTTATTACTCTGCATCAATTAATCAGCATCTAAACGGACAGATGAATTACGTTACTGTTGGTATAGGTTTCACATCAGGTTGGGCTAATGCGCCCTCTGGCTATTACCCTTTCCAAAACGGCTTTATCGACATGGTATACATAGAAAATAACAGTATTGCGACGTCACAAACACCTCCTAACGTCTCTTCGATGTTGTTCTTCTTCGACCCCACATACATCACGCAACAAGGTCAATACATAAACCCCTTCACGAACCAGACCTACCAGCTGACTGGTTCCCTAACTAGGGAAGTTAACGATATCGGCGTCATTACGTTCCTCGATCCAAAAGTCACAAACCCTGTGATTTATGTCCCACCGTTCACAGAGGTAATCGTGAGGAACTCTACTAGCTCACAAATATTCATAAATTACGAGACGTTTCCTTACCAGACTGCAACGGTACCACCTGGTAATTACCAGATCACGGTCATCCTACTTTACACAGCTTATTCCTTCGTTTTAATAAACTGGCAAGGCTGGAACGTGACTATTTACGAAAACGGACAACCAATGATAGTAAACGACCCGATAACACAACAAATACAGCCCTTCGACACACAAGGGCTCTTATCCGCACAAATTGTGGCAAACCCCAATACGAAAGTGTTGACCATATACCTTCAACCGCTCTCCTCTGGCGTAGGTACTTATTCACCTAAGGAGATAGCGTTCCCGAAACCCGCACCGCAGTTAATACTCCCGTTAACCCAACAAACGCCGTTCAGTCTGTCAACACTTACGGTAAGCGGTATAGTTACAGTAGCAATGGTTTTAGCAGTTGTGATCGCGTTAGCCAGAGCTAACCAAGATCTGCTCGCAAGTATAGCTGCAGGAGGTGCAGTAGTCGCAGTGGTGGGTATTATCATACACCTCATGCCAATAATCTTCATAGGGTCAGTCATGGTTATAATATCTACAACATATAGGTTTGCGAGGAGGAGCAGCCAGACATGAAGTTCATCACATATGTTATCCTAATATTTATTATAGGCATTACAGCAGCAGTACTCAACTTAATTGAGGGCATCTATTTCGGCCTTGCGGTTCCGACACTCAACAGCGTGAAAATAGGTAATGTGAGTGCGAAAATGCCCAGCAACCCTATACCGTTCGCCAGTAATATAGTCGACGTCTTGGTATTATTAATAGGTATGCTCATCTTCATGATACTCATATACATTGTTAAAATACTGAGAGAGAGGAGTCCTTATGGGCCGTGATAAAATAAACGACAAACCTCGCCCTTTTAGGGCGGGGTAAAAAAAGCATAAACGTCTCTTTTCTTTCCCTCGTCCTTTAGGGCGAGGAGGAGTCAGAACCTCCTATAACCCTTGCTAATTCTGATTTTTCCTTAGAGATAAAGCCCCTTGCAAGGGCCTGCTTCATTAAAAAAACTATAGCTTCTTGTCTTGATTCCCATCCTTCAGCTTTCCACATACTATCAAATTGTTGAAGGATGCGTTCATCTATATTCAAGCTTATTCTAGCCATTGTGTATAATGTATGTTTGATATAGTATATAAAGCTTATGACATACACTTTTGTATTACAGCCTACAACTCCTAAATTATTTTATAAAAATAGGGATTAAGGGAGACAAACCTCACCCTTCCATGGTAAGGAGGAGGTCAGCTTATTTTTTATTTTTTAGCTTTTCCTCCTACTTCTTCTTATGAAAAGGTTATTATTACTGCTTTTAGTCCCTCTCATGGCGTCTCTGTTAGTAGCAGCAACTACAGGTGGCGCTGTTTTAGACTGGTCAGACGGTAGTGCCGTTGTGACAATACAGCCACTTTCAGAGACAGTCATAGACGGTTATGTTGTTAACGCTTTTTATAACGGCTCAAATCAAGTAGTCCTCTTAGCGGAACCTTACTACCAGGGGCAAAACTTGCAACAGGTTACGTTTTCACTTTACAACTTTTACACACACCAGCTAATCGGTAATTATACATTGGAAGACAACTACACCGTGGTGACAGTACCTTCCAATATAACTGTTATTTACATTTACTTCGACAGTCAACAGTTTGGGCCGTTTTACATAGCGACAAACGGCGGCAATTATGCACCGCCTCTTCTCGACCAAATGCTGATGTATGCTATTCCGTTGTCTTCTGTGGCTTTATTCGGGCTTAGAGCGGGTCTGAGAAACGTCGGGCTAGGATTAATAGTCTCATCGATATTTACAACGGCAGAAATGGTAGCACTAGGGGTTTCTAACGCGTGGTTATATGCGATCCCCACTCTCGAGGTAATGTTTGCCATTATACTGTTGTGGCACAGCGTCCAAACGTCGGGCTAACATTTTTCTTATTTAACCATTTTTTTCTTTCATGACAACAACACTTCCTCCACCTGTAACAGTTCCAGCACCGCCATCACCGTCATCAGTAGTACCGTCTTTTTCACCTAGTTTTATTGAATATGCTATGATCGCAATTTTTGCAGGCGTAATAATTTATGTTGCCTATAAACTCTTCAGTAAACCTAACTACAGGTACTGGTTAAGACTTATTGACGGAAACGAGGAAAAGGAGATCCCGCTGACGAGAATAGACGAGGTCAACTTCGTTAGTGTGAAGGGGAATATACGTGTGTATAAAGACCCCACAGTGAAGATGATCAAGAGCGGGAGAAGGTATATCCTCTACGGTTGGGGTATACAGCCCTACTACATTGCTAAAGACCCACAGACGCTTATCAACGTCGGGATCCGGGACTTAATCCTAAGAGTTGGAAACAAGGAAATAAAGTTCGACGGTACGTGGAAGTCGATCGTGGACTACTACACTTACTTAATAAAAAGTAGGATTGACACAATGAGGGAACTCACGCTTGATACTAATACACAGCTCGTTATAGCGGTCGATTACCCTAGTATATTTAAGAGTTCGATCGAGGACTTACTTCACACTAACGTTAAGCATTCGTTAAGGCAGTTAGAGGAAATAGTGAACATAGAGAAGAACGTAACAGCTACTAAGTCTACAGATTTCTCGTGGATGAGGTGGCTCATCATCGCGTTCATGATAATGGGCGTATTCCTGTTAGCCTTGTCGGTGATACATAAATGATCTGCAGAAAAGTCGTGAGAAACTCCTCAACCGAAGTTCTGAGGAGGCCTGTCGGTTGCGACGAAATTGCTCCTTACACCGATGTTAAAACAGTAGGAGAAGTCAAAGTGGAGGAGGTTAAAGACTACATAGTAGTTACTGCCGATGACGTGTATGTTTACCCTAAAAGTGTGTGGGAACGTATACAGTTTTATGTTGATTATTTCAGAAAAAGCGGTGTCTTCCCAAATCCTGGTTTACTCTTCACAGGCCCACCTGGGACTGGGAAAACCACACTATCAAGGATAATTACCGATATGCTAGGACTAGACAGAGTATTTTTCAGTTTTGCTGAAGTGTTAGGGCCTTACGTCGGGCAAAGCGAGAAGGGATTTCAGGCAAAAATCGACGAAGCCGTAAGATTGCGACCTTCAGCCCTCGTAATCGACGAGGCGGACACTTTACTCATGCAAAGAGAAATTATGATACAAAGGATAGGTGTTTCTTCTGCAGATATTAACATTAAGTCTATGTTACTCGATACGATGTCCAAGATGAGGGAAAGTGACGTGCTATTTATTGCAATAACCAATATCTCACCTTCTCTTATTGACAGTGCATTGAAGAGAGAGGGCCGTTTCGGTGAACCAGTCTACGTCCCAGTGCCTACTAAAGACGCGATAGAGATACTCATAGAGAGAAAGTTCCCGCAATTCCTCGATAGACGGGAAGAATTAGCCTCCAAATTGGCGTCATCAATGCAGAACTTTGCTAATATAGTGTCCTACTTGAAAAGGTTACAATACGGCATAGACAGACTGCCTGAGGAATCACTTCGCGGTTACAGGATAATTTACGTCAAGAAACCTTATACAGACAGGAGGCTTGAGAGGTTCTTTTCCTCACTCGACTACCCTGAGCTTTACTTCGTAAAGGCTAACCCAGACCTCGCAATACCCGTGCTCGCTGCTTATTTCGTCTCTGTCGGTAAAGGAAACGTAGTTGTTTATAACGCGAAGGGACTAGAAGAGGCGATAAAGGTGGCTGAAACGTATAACGCTGTACTCATCGTAGATGAGAGGAGCGGGATACCGATAAAGGAACTGTTCCGGGTAGCAAATGTCCCGATCGTTGTGGTAGGAGAGAACGTAACAGCGAGGGAAGTTTTCCATGTGGACGAGTACAACGAGGACATGATCAATATCATCTTCAGTGCGTACAACATCAAGGCGACACCGAGGAGGTATACCCTAAACGATTTGGAAAGGATTGTTTACCACTGTAAAGGAGGCGATGAGAACTGCGTAAAGAAGTTGAGAGAGTAGCCGTATTTTTAGGGGCTTTGATGTTTGTCAACGGTATATTATACTTAGAAGTAGCCTCTTTTATAATATACCTATTTTATATACTAGGTGTAGTGTTTACTTTCCTCTACTTAGTAAAAGAGGATAAGAGGTTTGCCGACTTAATCGTGTTCTTTACATTTATCGCCACATTTACTGCCGTCTCGGTATACAGGCTCCCCTCACAAACCGATGAGGAAAGCTTGGTATTATACGCAGCATTCCTCTTCAGGCATGGGGTTAATCCCTATACAACAAACCTCATTAACGCTTATAAGATGTTTCCCGTAGCTGAACCCGTAGTCACGGTTACACTCACCCCCACCTATTACGTTAACGTGTTCGGTTACCCTGCGTTATATTTCGAGATAGCCTCTGTTATATACCCTCAGATTGCTACACTGGCCACGACTTTCTTGCTTTACCTCTTTCTGAGGTGGAAGGGTAAGGAGAAGTTATTCTTTATCGTCATGTTGATTGAAGAAAGTTATTCGGCTTTTACAGGTGCGACGTTTGACATAATATCCCTAGCCATTGCAATCATAGCACTTACGACGAAAGGTTGGGTCAGATCGGCACTTATGGCGCTAAGCGGTGACATTAAGCAATATACGTTACTTTACTTACCGTTTATGTGGAAGGATTATTGGGGTAAGTGGAAAGAACTGGCAAAGAACATCCTCATACCGTTGGCCGTTTTCCTAATCCCTAACTTACCCTTCATCTCGTTAAAATGGGCTTTTGATGTTTTAGGCCCTCTCACGCAACCTATAGCGAATCAAGGTATTTCGATCAGTTTGCTGAATCTGACAGGAGCACCTATACCGCACATTGCATATACTGTCGCTTTCCTAACACTCTACACCGCATTGTTGATATTGTATAAACCTAACACTAAGTGGAAGTGGATCCTCCCAGCTTTTATCTGGCTCGTAAGCTGGAGGGATTTAAACTATTTCTTATTCTATATCACGATATGGGTGAGTAGTTATGAGCTGGAAGGTGCTGATAACGGTTAGTCTTATTGTACTCGAAATGCTCACGATTTCGTTATTGTTTAAGCCGACGTTACCGCTGACGGTCTACATTGTAAGGGTCTACGACGTCGGTGACGTAGGGTACTGGGACGTAGTGTGCTTAAACGTTACCAATCACGGAAACTCCCCAGTTTACCCTATTTTCCTGCTTAACGAATTCGGCAGTGAGAAGAGGTGGGTGGTCTCGAGCCAAATCATGGCTTATGCACCTTATAACTGCACATTGCCTGTTATCCCGCCCCACTCATGGCGTCTGATCAACATCTCTGCACCGTCACCCCTTTACTTCATACCGCCTTTTACCAAGATCTTCGTCCAGGTCTACTCGGGATATAATTTTGTAAACTCCCCAGTTTACGTAACACCTAATATAACTAGGCCTCCTATCATCAACCCAGACTTTTCCGTACTGTACTATAGCGGAAAGTATAACGAGGTGTTACCGTGGGGCTGGTACATCGAGCTTACTCCAGGAACCAAACTCTCCTATAACAACGGCGTTATTGTAAACGGAACTGCAATATTTTACCAACCAGTTTTCGGAAACGTGACCGTGATAGGATATAATATCTATTACACGGTCTCTGGTAACGTCCTGTACATTTACGTCCATAACGGTTATGTGAGGGGTGTTGTGGAAAATGGGTCGTGAGATATGCGAGAAATTTATAAACGATATTATCACGAAAGCTAAGAGCAAAATATATTATTTTAGTGACAAGAAGAACGGATTTTACAGCTATTACGGTGTACAGGCCAGAAAGTTGAAGTACTTTATCGAGGACGATGAGGAGATAGTGAAATTATGCGAAAAGAAGTATGACACGCTGGAGATGTGCGTATCTAAGCTATTAGCTTATTGTGCGGAAAGGGAGAACTACCCACCAGCGATTTATATTTACGCTAGAATATTTTTTAATAAACCGATAAACATAGATGAGTTAAAGAGGCTGGTGGAGAAAAGTGTTAGGCGATGAGTTGATTATTACGCTCTCGATAGACTTTATAGCATTAGCACTCCAACTCTACCTCATCAACAAGGACACCCCGATTTACCTTGACGCCCTCATTACAATTTTTCTGGCAATCTTTAATTTCGCTTCATACCTAAACGGTTTGATATATGTGGCTGGTGAGAACGAAACAAAGATAAACAACTCGACAGTTATAATAACGCCCGTTTATAAGCCTGACCCCTTCGCTCCCCTTTACATGATAGGGTTCGTCATAACGATAGTGTCGGCTTTCCTGCTAATAATAAAAATATTTACAAAAAAAGGAAGTTTTGAATTATTCCCTTAATGTCTTTTCTAAAAGTGCACCACAATATGTGGTATCTAAATGCCTTTGCAGAAAAAACACGTTTTTAAACTTATGGCCACATATCGGGCATTTTTTCTCCTTTATCGAGCCTAGGATGTCAATATTCTTCTTCTCAGCATTTAGGATTAACCATCTCATTCCGAGTAACTTTTTATATTTCGAGACCGCGTAAAGCTCTTTCATTATATAATGAATTCATAATTTGCTTTAAAACTTTTATTATTACACAGAAACATGTATCTATGGACGTTATCAAAATAATCACCGCATATAACCCCCTATTTTCTCCAGAACAAGAAAATATTATCATGGTACCGCTAGACTATGTCGAAGATGTTAAGGAGCTCGCAGAGTCATATAAGGCCAAGATTCAGATTTTTCAAAAAAGGAGGAGTAGGTTCGCTTATATAAGGTGGTATTACCCAACCGCTGGTGAGAAGAATGAGTGACGAAAAACAGCAGCAACAGCAACAGACTGGAATTAGGGGGACTAGCGCAAAAACCGTAGTAGTAAAAGTAAGCCCCCTCGCCTTTGACGAGAACCACGGACTCGTAAAACTGGTCAAACAGCCCCTATCAAAGATAAACCTCCTTGAAGAGTTGAAAGATGACGACGTAATCAACAGTATCAATAAACTCAAACAATTTGAGAGTGCTGTTATTGCAGCGTTACTTGAGGATTTACAGCAGGAAGTACGTTACATCACAGTCCCCTCACTTATACTTCC